GTTGATCCAAGTCCTGGTGCTGGTGTTATTGCAGAAATTATTACCACAGGTGCTGAAACTATTTTAATTAGTCCTGCAACAATAGGATTTAACGACGATGATCCAGTAACAACAGATATTCCTGTAAGAGTAACTAATAAGAGTGGATCAACTGCAACTATTACTGTAACACTTACATTATTACAATTAGAAGTATGATATGGCAATTTACAGACATTATGTGGTCACTCTTAAAAATAAGAGTGATTTAGAACAATTCTACCAAGACATGGAAACAGAAGGGCAATTTGAATTTGCCCCTTCTAGATCTGTTGAATGCGTTCATAAAAGAAATATAAGTCGAAACACTCACTATCGTTTAACTAATGCTGAAGCAGAAATATTAAGACAAGACCCTCGAGTACAGGGTGTTGAGCTAGATATACAAGAAACTAATCTAGTCAACGAACTCCATGCTGTGCAAACAGGTACATTTAGTCGAGCAACTGAACCTACTATTGGACAACGTAACTGGGGTTTATATAGATCTGTTTTAAGAACTAATCCAGAAAACTGGGGTTCTGAAACTTCACTAACAGAAAAAACAGCCAGTGTTAATTTTACCGAAACTGGACTTGATGTTGATGTTGTTGTATTAGACGACATTGCATATCCAACACATTTTGAAATCAATGGAAAACTTACACAGTATGATTGGTATGCCAATCATGATGCTGCGGTTCGTGGTGCAGCAGTTAGCATTACTAACGTTGAAAGAGACAGTAGCAATAGAGCCACAGTAACTACCAACGGAGCACACAGTCTTGCAGTTGGAATGATTGTCACCGTTACCTGTACCAGTGACGCAACTTATAATGCCACAGATGTTGCAATAACTGCTGTGTCAGCTAGTATCAACGGTGGTATTGTTGATAAGTTTAGATATGCCAATACTGGATCACAAGAAAATACTAAATCTGCTACAGGTACATGGGTTGGTAAGTACAAATATTATACAACCACACCCGGAGACAGCTACACTGGCGCAAATAATCATGCTACTCACGTGGCCGGTATCATAGCAGGTGAAAATCAAGGATGGGCCAAAGATGCTAACCTATTTAATTTAAGACATGATACTGCAAACTATGACTTAAATCCTTCATCAGCTAATCAATATACTCCCCTAGGTTATGTTATTGACTACCTTCGTGCATGGCATAACAACAAAGGCAACAGCAATCCTACAATAGTAAATTGTAGCTGGGGGTTAGGTACTAGAATTATTGGAAAAAATAATCCTTACACAGGTAACATAAAATCTAGATTTAGTGAAATTAGATACCAAGGTCAGACAATAACTCCACAAAGCCTCGGAAACCCAGAAGTTGACACAGGGTATTCTGGAGTATGTAGTGCTACTGCAAGATTAGCTACACTTCAATCAATAGTAAATGGCGGTAATAGAATTGCCACTGTGTCAGGAAGTGCTACAGTGGACACATTAGCAAAGAATATACTAGGTAGAACAGGCATGACTTTAGTAGGAGCTCCTACTGGATCAAGCCCAACTGGCGTAGACGAATACGACGATGCTGCTTGGCAAATTTCGTTGCCGTTTGACATTTCCTATTTAGGTACTACATACGGCCCATCTCAAATTGGTGCTGATCCTAACCTAGGTACTATATGGATTAGTTCAAACAGTTTTGTACTATTTGGTGGTAGTGCTGCCGGCTGCTATACTGTAACAGTGGGTGCAGAAGGTCCTGCTGCTAGAAAAATACATGTTTCAGCTGGAGATAGAAGCTGCCAGAGAATATACACACAAACCAGCGGAACAACTCCAAACAGAACATTTAGAGTGCGTTGGGAAGGACACGATGCAGCCAATGGTGGTGTAGACGATGCTCCTACAGTAGTTTGGGAAATGACGTTCTACGAATCCTCAGGCAGCGGCAGTGGTGTAACTAATGCTACGGTTGACCTACATATAGATCAAAATTCAAACTATAGAGGTGAATTCACTACTCAGCAATTATTATCCTACGGTGTTAATATCAATTATAATAATTCTCCACAGCGCAATGCTGCCTTTGAAGCAGACATGGATGATGCTATCCTTGACGGAATTATATTTGTCTGTTCTGCAGGCAACGATGCTCACAAAATAGATCTACCTGGTGGACAAGACTACGACAACTATTTTGTAGATAACGGAATACCTTATTATTATCACAGAGGTTCAACACCCGGAGCACATCCTGATGTTATATGCGTAGGTGCGCTATCTAGCTCAAGTGCAGAATATAAGATGCAGGCCAGTAATACTGGTCCCAGAGTAGATATCTATGCTCCAGGTATGAATGTTATTTCCGGAGTATATGACGGATCTGGTGATTCAGGTCCCACAAGTTCAGCGACGACTGTTGTTGAGAACGGTTCTACATATCAAAAGTACAATGGTTCAAGTATGGCCACTGCACAGGTCACTGGATATCTTGCACTAGTATTAGAAAAATATCCTGCATTTACTCAAAGTCAAATTAACACATATCTGCTGTCACATGCAACTTTTGGAAAAATGTTTGAAACCTATGATGGCTACAATGATGTAACATCACTGCAGGACGGAAACAACCTTATACTTTATTATTTTAAGGACAGGGCAGAACAGGGAACAGTATTTCCTTCTTATGCATTAGGCGCAAGACCTACTGACGGGCAAACTTACCCTAGAGTTAAAATAAGAAGAACATAAGGATTAGCAGTATGTCAATGAAAGAATATGCAGCTAAAAAAGAATACATTGTAACTCTTTTTAAGCACGAAGATTTAGATCAGTTTTACAATGAAATGGAAAACCAAGGGGGCAAGGGATATGTTCCCGAGCGAGCAGTTGCAGTTATAGAAAGAAGAGACACTAGTAGAAATACACACTATTGGCTTACTGAATGGGAATCGTTAGAATTAAGAAAAGATTCTCGAGTAAGAAATGTTTGTCTTCATCCAAGATATCTAGGTATTAGTGCAGGTTTAACTGTGTTGCGAGAGCAAACATCTAGCAACTGGAATAAAAGTTCTAGTACAGGTAACACTATGCTTAACTGGGGACTCCTTCGTTGCTACGAGGGCGAGGACAGGGGTGGTTGGGGTAGTAATGGTACTAACAATCAAACTGGCACAATTAAATTACCTGCAACAGGAAAAAATGTTGATGTTGTTGTTGTAGACGGTGACGGTATAATTTTTGGTCACCCAGAATATACTGTAAACGCAGACGGCACTGGTAGTTATAGATCAAATCAATATAACTGGTTTCAGCATGACCCTGTTGTAAAAGGATCGGCAGCTAGTAACTATTCATACAGCATTTCGGATCATGCCACACACGTCTCTGGAACAATTGCCGGTAACACACAAGGTTGGGCTAGAGAAGCAAATATCTATAACATTTATTATTATGCTGGTGCAGTAGGCAATAATAATTTTCCCTATGTCATGGATTATGTAAGAGAGTTTCACAAAACTAAATCTATAAATCCTGCCACAGGGCGTAAAAATCCTACAATAACAAATAATAGTTGGGGAATGAGTATCTTCCCCAGTGAGTGGTCTTTTGGTGACATAACTGCCGTAACATATAGAGGAACTCGATATACGCCAAGTGGTGCTGTGACTTTTTTAGGTGTCAGCGGCGTTTGTACTTCTAATGCTAGACTAGCACAGCTCAACGGATTTGAAAATCATGGTAATAGAATTACCACTACTGGTCCATATACTCCACCGGGCGGTAGTATCCTTTCAATTCCAGAAACCTGGTTACAGCAAGGTCAGCAGGCATATATTACGCTCGTCGGAGCCACTGGCCCTGATCCAGAGTATCAAGTGTTTGTTCAAGGTCCAGCTGATATCAATATTCTCAACAATACTGCCATTGACGTAGTTTCAGGAGCAATGAGTCTAACCAGCGGAATTGAAATTTATGAAGGTGCTAATCCTGTTCCTATAGCAACATTCAGTGACGGTCCTTATAGTACAACTAATGGTGGAACTGTTGAAGCGTTAATTGAAGAATTCAATATTTCGTTGCCAAACTTTGAGCAGTATATTATAAAGTTTACGTCAGCTATAGTTCTAGAAGACGCTAGTAATCCAACATATGCTACTTCAATGAGTGTAACAGTTATTACAGAAACAACTCCAGCAACTGCTAGTGTAACTACTATTTATCTTACATTTACTGACGGGTCTACTATATATTCTGGTATCAGTGTATCTTCTCCAAACTTACCAAAAATAATGTTGTGCTGCGGCGATAGATCTGTTCAGAGAATTTACTACGGTGTAGAAGGAGCTGAAACAGCAACGTACACAGTTACTAATTCAGGAGCAAGTTCTTATACTATTAACTCATCAGCTAATCCTACATTGACATTAGAAAGAGGCGGAACCTATACATTTAATGTCAGCGCCAGCGGTCATCCTTTTTGGATTAAAACTGCCCAAGTCACCGGAACTGGCAGCGCATATAGCACGGGAGTAACTAACAACGGAACTCAATCTGGTACTATAACATTTACAGTGCCTAATGATGCTCCTTCTACACTTTACTACATTTGTCAAGTCCATAACGTTATGACTGGTGTTATAAATGTAGTAGCAGGATCAAGAACTTACAGAGTACGTATGGAAGGATCAACTGGTACTACTGGAACACTCGGTAGCCCTACTATGGTCTGTGAATATGTATTCTACGAAGCTACACCAGATCAGATTGATCTACAAATTGGCAGCAATGCAGCAAAGAGTTCAGGTACAGGATTTAGTACAGAACAGTTGAACACTTGGGGATTTATTTCTGGTCAACGAATTCCTAAACGTGTTGCTGCACTAGACAGTGATATAGAAGACGCTATCCAAGAAGGAATTATGTATGTCGGTGCTGCCGGTAACGGTCGTTGGAAACATTGCCTACCTGGTGATCCCGATTGGGACAATACTTTTGAAATGGCTACTAGATATCCAGGTAGTGTTGCAGAACCTTACTATTACATGAGAGGAACTAGTCCAACAGCCAATGACGTATTTGATCCGCAAAGGCCAGTTGGCGACCAGGGTTATAACATACCAAATATCTGTGTTGGTTCTATAGATGTAACCTCAGGTGATTACAAAGCATCTTACAGTGATTGTGGTCCTGGTGTAGACATATGGGCACCGGGCACTAATATTATCAGCTCACTGACCAGCGGAGTAAGTGATTCTAGAAGTTCGGGTACTACTTACTATCTAGGAAAATTTAGTGGAACTAGTATGGCCAGCCCGCAGGTCTGCGGTGTGTTAGCCTGTGCTCTGGAAAACAATCCTTTTTGGAATCAAACACAAGCCAAAGAGTATATATTAAGTGTAGCTAAAAATGGTCAGATTACTGCTACTAATGGTGGCCCTGCAGATACTACAGATTTACAAGGTGCACCTAATAAGTTCTTGTATTATAAAAGAGAACGTTTAGACACAGGAACAATGGTACCTAAACAGGCGGTGGGCGCTAGACCTACTACAGGAGCTGCATGGCCAAGGAGTCGAATACGTAGGTTCCGATAAATTATAGTTCCATTTTTAGGTAAATACATAAAACGGAGCTATGATGGCATTATCTATTTGGATTCAAGATTCTGGCTACAGTTTTGGTATTCGACAAGAACGCGAAACTGTAGACATAAATTTACCCACTAATAATACGCCCGGAGTTACATTTTCTGTAATTGCGGGCAAACTTCCCCCCGGGTTAAGAATCTCTGGATATAAAATAGTAGGAACACCCTACGAAGTTCCTCGTACTACTGAATTTAAATTTGTAATAAGAGCCACTGCTACATCCGGAATAAGCGATAGAACTTTTTACATGACGGTTGCAGGAGCAGATGAGCCTCAATGGATATCACCGTCGGGCCCATTACCAGTCGGCTCAAATAACGCATATTTTGTTCTAGAAACAAGTTATATTGATTTTCAATTAGGTGCGTCTGATACCGATACTGCTGTTGGACAAAAATTAAATTATTTTATAGCCAGCGGAGAAGGAGAACTTCCTCCAGGTCTATTAATGACCAGCAGTGGCAGAATAACAGGTTTTATACAGCCGTTGCTACAGATTCCTGCTAAATCAGGTAACGGTCCTTTTGATACAGATCTCTACGACAGCGTAGCCTATGACTTTGGATTTAGACCGTCAAACGGATACGACTCGTTTGTCTACGATTCAACTGTTTTTGACTTTTTTGTACCTACAACTAAACCTAGAAAGCTAAACAGAAACTACGAATTTATAGCCACTATCACTGACGGTGATACTGTTAACAAACGCAAGTATAGAATATTTGTAGTAGGAGATGATTTCTTTAGAGCAGACAATACTATTACTAGCTCAGGTAGCGGAACTTTTACCGCTGACGTTACTTATGTAAGAACGCCTATCTTTACCACACCGGCTAACTTGGGAATTAGAAGAGCTAACAACTATCAAACTTTTAAAATAGATATTTTTGAAGGATTTACAGATTTAGGCCCAATTAATTTTAGTTATTGTGATGTTAATGCAAGGATCAGCGGTATTGTAAGAAAAGAATCTGCATCTGATAATAGACAAGGTTTAAATTTTATAAGGTTTGAAAGAGCTTCCGATGTTCCAAAAATAGGACAATTTGTAAGCTTTGCTGGCGACTTTCCAGGCGCGACTGGAAAAACCTATGATATCATAGGCGTAGATACCGTAGGTGGGGACACTTACAGGATTACTGTTATTCCTAACCTTGACATGTCTATTCCAGATAGTACAGCAATCTACATTGGTGATAAGAGTAAACTACCTCCCGGTATGAGTTTCGATGGAAACACTGGAGAAGTATTTGGTGTTGTACCTTACCAATCAGCAGTGACTAGAGAGTTTAATTTTACTATTAAAGCAACTAGGTTTGGTCAAAGCAGCGAAACTGCATCTAGTCGAAGACTGTTTACTGTCAAAATATTAGGCGAAGTTGAAAGTGTAATGACATGGAACAGTCCTAGCAGCCTCGGCAGTATTAATGCTGGATATGTCAGTGATTTATTTGTCCATGCAACTAGCACATTTAGTCCGCAGATTTTATATCGAGTAACTAGCGGTAAACTGCCAGCTGGTTTAAGTTTAAACTTTGATGGTGAAATAGTTGGTAAAGTAAACGAGGTTAACGATCAAGTAATATATAAAAGCTACTGGAAACCTAGCAAAAATTATGCTGTAGGAGATGTAGTAAAGCAAGACAATACTGCTGAAATTAGATCTATAATAAGAAGAAAAAACATAGCTACAGTTGTAACTACTACAGATCATAATTTTAAAAACGGAGCATTGACTAAAGTTATAACTGACACTGACAGTTTTAATTTTTACGATTCAGTAAAAATAAATTTAGATCCTGTCAAAGTGTTGTCAGTAATAGATAAAGAACAAACCGGATCAATTTGGAGAGTAAAATTTGATATTGTTGATCAAAATTTAATGCCATTGGCTCCAGTGTTTACTCTAGCAGAAGGCAATGCTATATCAACTAGCAGTTTTGTTTGGCCAGTTGTTTCTGCATCTTCTACATCCGGAACTGGAACTGGAGCAGTATTTAGAGTTGAAAAAGTTTCTAATTTAATAAATCCTATATACAGAGGTGTTACTACAATTAAATTAATTGATCCAGGTGTAGGATATAAGCCTGGAGATTCTATTACTGTCAGTGGTAGCCAACTTGGCGGAGTTGACGGGCTTCACGATTTAACATTTGTTACTTCATCGGGGTTAGAATTTTACTATGAAATACGTGGACAAAGTACCAGTACCTATAACGGAAGATGGCTGGCATTGTCAAGTACTATCGATAGCCTTACACTAGGCTACCCCAATGATCCAGGATTCTTTGGTTCTGGTATTATTGGTGTAAGCGTTGGTATAGCATCATTTGAAGGACAAACGCAGGTTCTTCCATTAAATTATTTCAGCTACGAAAACAAAGGCAGAACTACAACAATGGCCAAAGCCATTGGATCAGCAACAGCTAGCCCTAGTTATTATAAATCAAATGAAGCTCACAATAGCGGATTATCTTTTGATCCAATTAAATGGGACCTTTATGAATTCCCTGTTACTGATTTAAGTCTTACTGCCATTGACGGAAATACTTTTATTTTAGATGGTGCAAAAAACACTACTACGTTTGACAGAGAATACACATTCACTGTTGAAGCTGCTGATCCTTTGAGATTTAGTGCAGTAGAAAAAACATTTACATTAACAGTAGAAACACCAAACGATGTAAACTACAGCAATATTACAGTTAAGCCTTTCTTAAAACCAAATCAGCGAGAACTTTTTAAATCATTCATGAATAATGTTAATATATTTGATCAGAAATATATCTACAGACCCTACGATAAAAGTTATGGTATACAAAAAGATCTGCGTATGTTAGTCTATGCAGGTATAGAAACAAGACTGGCTGCAGAATATATCAGTGCCATGGGCAAAAATCACAAGGCAAAAAGATTCAGATTTGGTGAGATTAAATCTGCGGTGGCTAAAACGACTGGCACTAACGACATTGTCTACGAAGTAGTTTACATAGAAATGATAGACACGTTAGAGAAAAACGGTAAAACATTACCGTTGTTATTAAAGTTACAAGACAACAATAGACTAGTAACAGTAGATCAAAATAATCAATTTTATGATGGACCGCAGGAACTAGATACACAATTTTGGAATAGGCCAATACCATTCAATTCTACCATTGATAGAACTGATGTTTATGTTGGAGATCCTGAAACAACATTTAGATTCCCAAGCAGTATAAGCTTGTGGCGTTATAGAATACGTAATATGCCAAATACTAAATCTGAAAGAAATTACTTACCGTTATGGATGCGTAGTATTCAGCCCGGATCAGCAACAGAATTAAATTATACTGCTGCGGTACCGTTGTGCTTTTGCTTACCAGGTAAGTCTGCTGAAATACTGTTAAACATTAAGAACAGTAATTTTGACCCAAAAATACTAGATTACACCGTAGATCGCTACATAATTGATTCTGTAGACGGTGCCTACGACACGGATAAATATCTTGTATTTAGAAACGATAGGACCACATTAACATGACCAGTGCAATAGTAGCAAACACTATAGATGCTAATTTTCCAGTAGCAGGAGTTGACAACGACAGTCAAGGATTTAGAGATAACTTTAATGTTATTAAAACCGGCTTGTCTACTGCGGCTAGCGAAATTACAACATTACAAGATACCACAGCCAAAATAAACGGTACTAATAACTTTAACGGAAATATATTAGATAATCTAGTATTAAGTCGTGCGTGGGGAGGTGCGTATCAAACTACTGCTACTTCAAACCTAGCAGTAAGTCTTACCAACGGTGAATATCAGCTTATTGAAGTAGCAGGTGCTGATAGACTTATTACTTTTGAAGGTTGGCCCGGTAACGACAAATACGGACGTATCCGCCTAGAATTAAGAAGTGACGGTACGCAAAGAACTATTACATTTGCTACTACCGGTGGCGGCACAGTTAAATATGAAATTGGTCAAAACCTAGCAGTTGCTACTGGTGCAGTACGAGAATTAAAATCCGTACTATCAAATACAACTAGACTTACCTATATTAATTCTAACCTTACATCAGGAATATTTGAAGTTGGTAACACTGTATACGGAACAGGCATTACTGGAACTGTAACAGTTTCAGCAGTAACACCAATGACCGGTAATGCAACCGGTACTACAGCTACATTAACCATTGGATACTCTAATATTGTAGTTGGGGCTGATACTTTTGTAACTATGAGTAGTAGCATTGCATCTGTTACAGATGGTGATCCAGTTAAATTAGCAAGCATCACCGGAGTACCAGAATTAAGTATTACGCAAACATACTATGCTTATAAAGTTGGCGGAGATATAAAACTATCTAGTAGCCCAGTAAGTTATGTTGCAATAGCAACCACTGGTGCATATACCGGTGGGTCTCAAAATGCTTCTTTTCCATTATCAGGCGATGCAAATACTGTGACAATTGATTCAACAAACATGTATGTTGGTATGCCAATTAGCTTCACTGGTACAGGGTTCGGTGGTCTATTATCGTTAACTGACTATTTTGTTTCTGCAATTATCAGCGGAACAAGAATTAGAATAGCTACGAATCACGGTGGCACAGCAATTCAAACTTTTTCAACAGCATCTGGTACACTTACTCAAGTTCCTAGAACAATCCTTACTGTTACATGGGATTCTGGACAGGCAGTAGCATTTGGTTCCAATCTTACTGTTACTAGAAATGCACAGTCTATAGTAGCACCATTTACTGTTAGTGCAGATACATCAAGAAGAAAAGTAATTGAAGCATGGAAAGATCCATACGACAATGTTGTTTATATTAAATTTATTGGCGAGTTTGCATGATACACCCTTTGTCTGAAGATTTTAGCCAGCTTAAAGAAACAGAGATTGAAAATAGATTGCAGGATCTGACTAAAAAATATTGGATCGCTCAAAATCCTGCAGTCAAACAACAAATTTCTACCTTTATAGGTTTATACAGAGAAGAGCTTTCGACAAGAAGATCAAAACTTCTCGAGCAACAATACCAAAATAGAGATCAAGGACTTGACAAATTAATAAATGTAAGTTAAACTTACACAATGAAATTTGACAAATACAAAAATCCGATCTTTGAAGAAAGGGACCTAATCAATCTGATATATCAAAATCAGTTTGATAAACTGCAAGGTCTTATCTGTGATGACACTGATGATATCAAAAAACTTTCCCAATTTGAAGATATACTGTTAACTAACAACATTGACAGAGAATATCCTGTTGAAGATTTTGATCAAGCACTTCAACAAAATTGGTTAATGCCCGATGAATATAAAAACATGGACATCGAAGGATTTCTTGTAAATCAGTGTCCAAAAGAAAATTATCAAAGACTTATAGACGAACTTCAAGAATACAGAGCAAGAAATATGTTAAATCTATTACGCTGGCTCAAGTATTTTGTTGATACCTGCCGAAAAAACAACATAGTATGGGGAGTTGGTAGGGGTAGTAGTGTAGCCAGTTATACGCTATATCTGCTAGAAGTACATAAAATAGACAGTTTGAAATATAATTTAGACTGGCGTGAATTTTTAAGATAAGTACATATATAACAAGGAGACCTATCATGGCACAAAAAGAAGCACCAAAACAAGTTTATCGCACCATGCAGGGCAAAGAAGTTGATTTAGACAAGCTTCGTAGCCGCAACGAATCTACACTAGCAGTTGGTAATGCTAGAGTGAATGCCCGTGGTGACGAAATTGGACCTGGCGGCAAAATTATTCGCAAGCGTGAAGAAATTGTCAATGATTATTATGTAGGCAAATCAAACAGCAATTGAGGCTTTTATGAACGTAGTTAAAGGAAATATCGTCCCACTTCGGGATAATATATTAGTCGCTGACATGAATTTCGAAGAGCAAACTACTGCCAGCGGAATTATAATTCAAAGCGATGATGGTAAAAGCCACGGAGTTAAACCCAGATGGTGTCGAGTGTGGGCTATTGGTCCTGACCAACACGATGTAAAAGTTGGAGAATGGATTTACATTGAACACGGCCGTTGGACACGAGGCATCAAAGTTGATGACAATGGCAACGAGATTATAATTCGAAGAGTTGATACAAACGCAATTTTACTCCGAGCTGATGAACGCCCATCTGATGCGTACCTGGGCATGGACAGCGGAACTGCTCCGCCAGTTGAAGCTTACAGGGTATAACATGACTAATCCATTTAGAGATCAAGAGAAGTTTATGCGAGCCTGCGATCAAACAGTAGGCGAAAAAAACATTAGTCAATATACAATGTATTATGGGCTAATCAAAGAAGAAGTTGCAGAACTCATGCAGGCCCATAGTCAAGGCGATCAAATAGAACAGCTAGATGCACTTATAGACATTCTAGTAGTTACTGTTGGTGCTATACACAGCATGGGTGCAGACGGCGAAGGCGCTTGGAAAGAAGTCATGAAAACAAATTTTGCCAAGATCAATAAAGAAACTGGTAAAGTTCGTAAGCGTGAAGACGGTAAGGTATTGAAACCCGTAGGGTGGGTGCCCCCGGAGTTAAGACAGTATTTGTCTAAATAACTCAAAGGGTCTTGACAGACCCTTTCTTTTTCGTTATAATGTTCACATGGGATTCAAAAAAAATTGGGACATTGGAGACATTGCTTCTCAAATAAACTCGCTGGTCATTGAAATTAATTCAAGGCATAATGACGGATTTACTGCATGGTATTCGAAGCAAGACCTGTGGCAGATCAAATGGCTAGTTGATGATGCAGTAAACCGTTCCACAGACTTTGGCCAAGACGAAGAGCAATGGCTTAAAGAACAGGATCAAAAAAGAATGTGGCAAACTCTTAAAGGTGACAAATAATGCAATCTTTTCGTACATGGCTTCGAGAACTTTGGCTGGAAAATTGTAACGAGCACGACATTTATAACGAGCCCAGATACACCATGGGCGAATATTTTGCCAGATATAAATGGTGGCTTAAACGAGAATATAAGCATCAAAAAAATGTAGAGAAAAAAACAAGGAGTGATTATGAAAGAGGAATTAATTGGGAAGGCGGGATTTAGCAGTACCTATGAAAGAGACCGTTTGAACAAACTAATTGATTTAGTAGTAGAAGAATGTTTAGACGCAGTGAGTAATACTCCTGCGCATTGTGCCTTTACCACTTACGATCTAGGCACAGTAGAGTGTACAATACAGAAAAGTTTAGATACAATAACTGAAAAATTTAACTTAAAACAGAGGCAAAGGACTTCAAATGAAAGAACTATGGGTGGAAAAGTATCGGCCAAAGACCGTTGATGGTTATGTATGGCGTGATGAATTTCAAAAGAAAACAGTACTGTCTTGGATCAAAGATAAAAGCATACCGCATTTACTGTTAAGTGGTAGTCCAGGCATTGGTAAAACTACTATGGCTAAAATGGTTCTCCACGAAATGGAGATACCAGAATATGACATTTTAGAAATTAACGCTAGTCGTGAACGTGGTATTGGTGAAGTACGACATCGAATTACAAACTTTATTCAGATGATGCCTTTTGGTCCATTTAAAGTAGTGTTGTTAGACGAAGCTGACGAACTTACTCCAGATGCCCAGGCAGCAATGCGTGGAGTAATGGAAGAGTACGCTAGCACCAGCAGATTTATTTTAACCTGTAATCATCAAAATAAAATTATACCAGCTATTCATAGTCGTTGCCAGCAGTTCCACTTTGAGAAAATTGACGCTACTGAATTTACAGCTCGTGTAGCTACTATCCTAGTTGAAGAAGGTGTAGAGTTTGATTTAGATACACTAGATACTTTTGTTAAAGTAACCTACCCAGATCTACGCAAATGTATCAATCTTGTACAGCAAAACACCCAAGAAGATAAACTGATAAAACCTAATACCAATGATATTGGCACATTAGATTATCGTATTGAAATGGTTGAGTTGTTTAAGAAAGGTAAGATAAACGAAGCTAGAAAACTGCTGTGCGGTAAGGCTAGACCAGAAGAGATGGACGATATCTATCGTTGGATGTATGATAATATTGAATTGTTTGGCAAAGATGAACAAACACAAGACTCTGCTATCCTTACTATCAAACAAGGATTAGTTGATCATACACTGGTTATTGATCCTGAAATCAATTTGGCTGCTACACTTATTAGACTTGCGAGACTATCACAATGACACATTTAGTAACTGAAAATTGCATTAAGTGTAAACACACTGACTGTGTTGAAGTGTGCCCCGTTGACTGTTTTAAAGAAGGGCCAAACTTTCTTGTTATTGATCCCGACGAATGTATTGACTGTGGTGTTTGTATTCCAGAATGCCCTATTGATGCTATTGTTCAAGACAATGATGTTACTGTTGACGTTGTATTTTGGAATGAACTTAACACTAGGTTAAGCAAACAGTGGCCTTCAATTACTAAAAGAAAAGATGCGCTGCCTGATGCTGCCGAGTGGAAAGACAAGCCTAATAAGATCGATCTCCTAGAAGAATGAAACAAAAGTATATAGACCTATACATGGACTGGGCAAAACGTGCATCAGAGTTAAGTCATGCACGTCGTCTACATGTTGGTGCCGTGATTGTTAAAGACGATACAGTTATCAGCTACGGCTATAACGGTATGCCTGCAGGCTGGGACAATAACTGTGAAGATATTAAATGGGATTCAGGTGCAGGTGGTTGGCTGAGTCCTGAAGAGATTGTGGAACAGTATCCTTACGAAGGCTGGCACGAAGGTGCTCAACGAAATGTTCGTTACGGCTTAAAAACTAAACCAGAGGTACTACATGCGGAAACTAATGCAATCGCTAAACTTGCACGATCGAGTAACAGTGGCTTGGATGCTGATATTTTTATTACTCACGCTCCTTGCCTAGACTGTGCCAAACTGATTTATCAGTCAGGTATTCGCCGTGTTTATTTTAATCAAAACTATAGAGATGACGCAGGCATCAAATTCCTCGAAGCATCAGGAATTGAAATAACGCAAACATAAAAGGGCTCCGAAGAGCCCTTTTTTATTCGTCACCGTATAAGTTTAGAACTTCTGCGACTGCTCGGTGTCTTTCGATATCTCGTTGATCAAAGCGCACAACATCAATGTGTTGGGTTTTGCGTCCTTCAATCTTTCCGATAAAATCGATAAGTCCATTATCTTTTAATCTATCTGCTTGGGCTAAATCTCCTGTAACGACCATGGTGCTGTTTTCACCTAGTCTAGTTAGTAACATTTTCATTTGATTTTGCGTGGCATTTTGCATTTCGTCTGCTATGATATAAGCATTCTTAAATGTGCGTCCACGCATATAAGCAAGTGGGCTGATTTCAATTGTGCCATCTTCAAGCATGGCGGCTATCTCTTTAGTCTGATAGTATTCTCCTAAAACATCAAAAATAGGTCTTGTCCACGGAGCCATCTTTTCATTAAGCGTACCTGGTAAGAACCCAATATCTTCATCTACGGAAACGGCGGGTCTTGTTACTATGATTTTATCAATTACACCTTCTTGCAATAACTTAATCCCGTTTAAGACTGCCAACAGAGTTTTACCCGTGCCTGCTGGGCCGATAGCAAACACGATGTTCTTATGATCATCTTGTAGCTTCTGTAGGTATGTTTCTTGGTTCTTATTGCGAGGTAGTAGTGCAACTCTACGCTTCTTTTGAGGCACAGTTTGGTGCGATTGGAAGTCAATCACATTAACATTTGAAGTAAAACGTTTTTTTACGCGGTTTTTACTCATTCAGTTCTCCCACTTTTTAAAAGTTAAAAGCAGGACTTGTAGCGACCGCCCTTGATAACTACAGAGGTCCTACATTTTTATTTAACAAATAAACCCAAAAGTAATATGATAAGATATGATTTAAAGCCAGCTAAATAAGTATAGAAATTTCTAGGACTGAAAATGAGAGATATTTTAGATGTTATTAAAAATGTAGAATCAATCTACAGTGCCAATTCTAGTTTAAGCACACTTAAAGACTTTGAACGTGTGCTAGACGAAATGGATATGTACGTATATAAAAATTGGCTAGACGGTGAGCTTGCCGAAGGTCCTATTGTAGAACGTCATTGGATCAAAGCCAGCTTTATGTGGCCTATGGAAAAAATGCCCGATCCTATGGCTGCAAAGCGCCTGCTAGACTACGGGTGTAAAGTACGTTACGAGCGCACACACCTGTTAGAGCCACGTGAAGTAAAGACACACGAAGATCTACGTCCAGGTACTCAAAAGGGCAAACTAGATCGCAATCCTGTGTGGGTAGTAGAAATTACGATGCCGCGCAAACTTGTTTCAGATATCTTTGAAGGTCACATGACAAAAATGAGAGAAAGCATTGGTATCGGTAGCACTGAAGGGAAACAGGCTGCACCAGCTGAACAAGCTGACGAAATGACAGCACAGTCCGGAATGGGTGCTGCTGTAGCAGGCGGGGCCCCGGCAGGTGGAATGCCTGCGGCTCCAGTACCGGGTGCAGGAGTTTAATATGAGTTTAAAAGAAAACGATTTGCGCGATCTAATTGAAAACATATTTGAGATCGATAGCTATGCTTCAAAAATGGGCAATGACAAAGACATTGTAGTGTTAAGTTTTACCGTTGAAGATAAAGAGCCAGCAGAAGACCTTGTGAATTTTGTTGAACGCGGCTATGATTTTGTATTAGATGCTGACGCAAGTCCAGGCGAACTCAATGATGGCAAGTATAAAGTGTTTGTTGAATTAGAAAGAAATAAAAGAGTTGCCGAACAAATTCAAGAAATTATGTACGGTGTTACTAACTTAACTGGCAATAAAGATTTTAAATTTAGATATTATAAAAGTTTTAACTCGTTATCATTAGACAATCTCAACGAAATGATTCCAACTAGTCCCAACGACTACGAAATAAAAATCAAAGAAAATACTTTGAATAATTTCAGTAACTTCTTTAACAAAAGCTATCTTGAAAGCATAAGTGTAGACAATGACGATCTAGTATTTCAAAAGAAATATGCAGAACCCTTACGTATGCGTATTAAAGGCGCTGGGCCTAGAGCTGAAGTCTATGAAAGTCTTCCAGGTAGAATAATGATTGAAAGCAAAGACATAGCTGAGACTCTTTATCTAACCAAGTATATTGGAAGCTATAACATAACTAAAATTAACCAAACATTTGTATTTGAAAATGGGAACTTTGCAGTAGCACTGGAGAAATTATAATGTGGCAACTAACTTGGATGTTGAGCCTTCTACCTGATTGGTTTTGGTCTCTTGTTTTAATTGCAGGCGTCATTGGTTTAATTGCATCTTGGATTCTTAAAAAGATTCCGTTTATTTCAAACAATGCATTACCTATTAAAGTAATTTCTATAATACTTTTACTAGTAGGTGTATACTTCCAAGGCGTAATTGCCAATGAAGAAAAATGGCAGGCTAGGGTAAAAGAATTAGAAGAAAAAGTTCGAGTAGCTGAAGATAAATCTAAAGAGACTAATGTAAAGATTGAAGAAAAAATTGTTTACAAAGATCGAATAGTTAAAGAAAAAGCACAGGCACAGATACAATACATCGACAGGCTAGTAAAAGGCGATACTATAGAGATCACTAAAGATATGAGTCAAGCTGAACGTGATAAATTTGCAGCTAGACAAAAAGAACTTGAGCACGCTCTTAAAAGCTGTCCTGTTCCTCAAATTATAGTTGATGAACACAATAAGGCTGCAATTAAAGAGTTAAATCAAATTGTAAAGGATAACAAGAAATGAAACATCTTGCAGTAATCTTTGCAATATTTTTAGCAGGATGCTCTACAGTAACTCCTGTTAAAAGAAACTTTCCGGAAGTTCCTAAAACTTTTATGGAACAATGCCCGGAACTGCAACAAATAGTCGGTGATAAGGTAGCGATTACCGACTTGTTAAAAGTAGTAGTTAACAACTATACACTTTATTATCAATGTTCAAATAAAGTTGATGGTTGGAAAGAATGGTACGACGAACAGAAAAAGGTGTTCGATTCAGTTAAATAACTATACATTATAATTAGGAGCGACAATGAGTTTTATATTAAGTCAGGAACAGCTAGCACAGCTTATTCCGGGTAATCCCTACGTGGATCATTGGTACGAAGCATTGGCAATTTGTTTGCCAGACTATGACATTAATACACCACGAAGAGTAGCAGCGTTTGTAGCACAATGCGCCCACGAAAGCGGGGGCTTTAGAATGCTAAAGGAAAATTTAAATTACAAGGCAGCAACTCTACGTAAAATTTTTCCTAAATACTTCCCAACAGATGCAATGGCTGCACAATTTGCAGCATTGCCAAACAAGCAAGAAGCCATTGCCAACAGAGTCTACGGAGGACGTATGGGCAATGGGCCAGAAGAAACGGGAGACGGTTTCCGTTATCTAGGTCGCGGGCTTATTCAACTTACTGGTAAAAATAACTATCAAGCGTTTGCTGACAGTATTGAGACACCCGTTGAAGAAATACCAGAATATCTAGCAACGTTTGAAGGTGCTGTACAATCAGCTTGCTGGTTCTGGGAAACAAATAAACTTAATCAATGGGCAGATAAAGACGACATTCTTACATTGACTAAACGCATTAACGGTGGTACTATTGGTTTGGACGATCGTATCAAACACTATAATCACGCCCTGCATGTTTTAGGAGCACACTAATGAGCGAAGTTAAACCATTATCACGATCAGAGCGTGAAGCAAAGATCAAAGACAAAGCAGGATTTGTCATTGTATTTTTAGCTGCTATTTTAGCAATCAGCACAATGATTGGCGGACAGAATAGCAGTAAAATTATGAATAACACTATTGCCGCTAACAATCAATGGGCATGGTATCAGGCAAAGAATGTACGTCAGGTGTTGTATGAAACTGCTGCGGTTGAATCAAAAATTCCTGCTAACAGAGAAAAGTTTCTAGCAGAAGCTGCTCGTATGGAGGCAGACAAAAAAGAAATTATGCAGAAGGCTAAAGCATTAGAAACTGAAAGAGAGCAGGCTAGACAAAAATCTCCTTGGTTTACGTGGGGTGGTAGTGTTCTACAGATTGCCATTGTTCTACTTACAGCCAGTATTCTTGCTGTGAGTATGCCAATGTTTTGGATAAGTCTAGTTGTAGGAACAGCTGGTAGTTTGTTTGTAAGTCAAGCACTATGGCTTTGGCTTCCATTTAGTTTATAAGAGGTGAGCGATGAGCGATAAAGAATATGAAAAAATGAGTGCTTCTGAAAAGAAGAAAGAAGATTGGATGAACAGTAAATGGCGTCCTATGATGGGATGGTCATACATGTTGACCTGCATTGCAGACTTTGTTATTTTTCCAGTACTATGGTCAATTTTACAAAGTGTAAGTAAGGGACAGGTAAACGTACAATGGCAACCTATTACCCTACAAGGTGCTGGATTATATCACATTGCCATGGGTGCTGTTCTAGGTATTGCGGCCTACGGTCGTACACAGGAAAAACTAGGAGGAGCAAATAATGGCGGAGTCCAATTACCATCGAATGTCGGAACAACATATCAACCACCTGCGCCAGTCGGACAGTCCGCAGCCGGTGGATTTGGTTCACCAGCACCAGTTACAAATTCCTGGGGATCCCAACCCCTGGGTGGTACAGGCGGCTTTGGAGGCGCACCTACATCAGCGTCATCAGGCGGCTTTGGTGGCGGTTCAGGATTTGGAGCGCCAGCGGCTAGCGGGTTCGGAGCAGCACCAGCAGCCGGAGTAACTACAGGATGGGGAGGAAAGAAAGCACCTCCACCACAATATGATCCAGAAATTTAAGGAGTAGATTATGAAATTTATTTTAGCATTAGTAACAAGTCTAGCATTAATTGGCGGTGCTTATGCCGCCGATGACAAAGAAGGTCCAGGAAAAGGCGAAATGAAGACTGTTTGTCATCCAAAGAAAGACAAAGACGGAAAAGAAGTCAAAGGCAAGGACGGCAAGGTTGTTGAAGAATGTAAACAGGTCAAAGTGCGTAAAAAGCTCGAAGGAACTGAAATTCCACCAGCAAAAAAGTAAAATATTTTTGACTTCAAACAAAAGGCATAGAGATATGCCTTTTGTCATTTGTATGTTGACATTGTCAGTTTTTTAATATATAATAGTGCTATGGATTACTATAAAATTTTAGAAGTTAACGAAAACGCATCTTTGGATGAAATAAAGCGATCTTACAGGAAGCTTGCAGCCAAACATCATCCCGATAAAGGTGGTGATACGAAAAAGTTCCAAGAAATATCACAGGCCTACGATACGTTAAGCGACCCTGATAAAAAATCTATCTACGATGCAGAAAAGAACGGACAGGGGTTTGGACATGCTGGCGCAGGGCCGGGATGGTTTGATGTTGGTGCTATGTTTGGGCAGGGATTTGGAAGAGGACATCCTTTTGAAGAAATCTTTAGGCAAGGTCAGCGTCGAGCTAAAAATCGTGATTTAAATATCAACATACGAATTGCCTTTGATAAAAGTTATACCGGCACAGAGTTAGAAGCCAATTACAAATTGCCATCCGGTAAAAATCAAAATGTACTGATTAAAGTACCGCCGGGTATACAAAGTGGTCAGACTATTCGATACACTGGCATGGGTGACGATAGCATACTCCAGTTGCCCCGTGGTGATTTACTAGTCACTGTGGTTGTTGAACCAAGTCAAATATACGAACGATTAGGCGATCACCTTATTGCCTATGTTGCAGTTGATCCATTTGAAGCCATGCTAGGATGTACTAAACTAGTAGAAGTTCCGGGTGGTAAAAATATAAGATTTAACCTGCCCCCGGGTGTTGATCCGCACAGCGATTTTGCATCTGCAGGGTTAGGTTTCAAAAACATAAACAGTAACTTTCACGGAGACCTTATTATTAAAATTAAAATGCAAATCCCGGCAGTAAAAGATCCGGACCTTAAAGATAAGCTAGAAAAATTATATGCTGAAATTAGTCTCACATCCAAATGATATATTAAACAGAACTATGCCGGAATTTGATTTTGATAATCCGGTAATGGATCCTAAAGACCTAGAAGAAGAAATGGTCAAACTTATGTATGCTGAAAACGGTATTGGGCTTGCCGCACCACAATGCGGAATAGAAGCTCGAGTGTTTACAATGTACACAAGAAATCTGCAGGGCGTAACAGAACCCTTTGCAGTATTCAATCCTAAAGTTATTGCTACCAGCGATGACGAAACTCAAGACTACGAAGGCTGTCTGAGTTTTCCAAATCTGCTGTTAGCAGTAAGACGTCCAGAAAACATTGTAGTCGAATTTTTTGACAGAGATAAAAATCCTGTTATAATAAGACTTGACGGCATCGATGCAAGATGCTTTTTACACGAATTAGATCATTTGAATGGCGTATGCTTTATTTCTAAAGTAAGCAAATTTAAATTAGATTTAGCTATTAAAAAACAAAGGAAACGTAATGGTAGAACCCAGCAGCGAGCTTCAGCTAGTATTTGAAAAAGCAATTAATGTTGCCAAACAGTTAAAGCACGATTATCTTACTATAGAGCATTTATTATTCTCAATGCTCTGTGAAGATAGCTTTTTTAATTGTGTGCAGGGTTATGGTGCCGATCCAGAATACATTAAAAAGAATCTCGAACACTATCTTAAAAATAAATGTGACGAGATCATTAACAATACAACCACAGACATTAAGCCTCGTAAAACTCAAACAGTTGAGCGTGTTCTTAACCGTGCTTTTACACAGGTGTTGTTTAACGGTCGTCAACGTATCGAAAGCACAGACGTTTTCCTTGCCATGATGAGTGAAAAACGTAGCTGGGCTAGTTACTATATTCAACAAGCTGATATCGATAAAGAAAAGTTTGCAGATTATCTAAACAACGAAGTTGAGCCTGTTGAAGAAGAAGATCCTCGTGACAACGCTGGAGAACGAGCTATTAAATCTTTTACCAGCAACCTTAATGAGCTGGTAAGAAAAGGCAAAATTGATCCTGTCATTGGTCGTGTTGAAGAACTAGAAAACATTGCCTTGGCATTAGGCCGTCGCAGTAAGAATAATTGTATTCTAGTAGGTGACCCAGGCGTTGGTAAAACTGCCATTGCAGAAGGCTTGGCCTATAATATTGTCAGTGGTGCTGTACCTGAGTTTCTCAAAGGCTATACAGTTTTTAGTTTAGACGTAAGTGCCATGCTTGCAGGCAGTAAATATCGCGGTGACTTTGAGGAAAGATTTAAAGCAGTACTAAAAGGTTTGAGCAAAAAAGGCAAGACTGTGTTGTTCATCGACGAAGCACACATGATCAGCGGTGCAGGATCTGCTAATAACAATGCCAACGACCTTGCTAACATGATGAAGCCAGCATTGGCCAAAGGTAATGTTAAAGTTGTTGCGTCAACTACTTGGGAAGAATACCGCAAGCACTTTGAAAAGGATCGTGCGCTGATGCGTCGATTCCAACGCATTACTGTTGACGAGCCTACGCAGGAAATGACACTACAGATTCTCAAGGGTGTTAAAAAGTACTACGAACAGTTTCACAATGTTAAGATCAAAGATGATGCTATCCGTGCATCTATTAAATTAAGCGTGAAATATCAAAGCGACAAAAAGCTACCAGACAAAGCAATTGATCTAATTGACTGTGCTTGCAGTAGATTTAATCTTAAACTTGCAGATGAAAGAATTGTCAACGAAGATTCTATTCAATTTGAAATTGCAAGAATGATTCAAATGCCAGTTGAGCAGATTGCAGAACAAGAAACTGGAAACCTAGCATCGCTTGAAGGTAATCTCAAACAAGAAGTCTACGGACAAGACAACGCAATTATAGAAATTGTAGATAAGATTCTTGTTAGCCGTGCAGGACTTAAACCTGAAAACAAGCCAGTTGGTAGTTTTGTGTTCATGGGCCCAACAGGTACAGGTAAAACTGAAACAGCCAAAGTACTGGCAAAAAATCTTGGCGTTAAACTTGTGCGTTTTGACATGAGTGAATATCAAGAGAAACACTCTGTAAGTAAATTGATCGGCTCACCGCCAGGCTACGTTGGCTTTGAAGAGAACGCAGGTCTACTTATTACCAAGATTCAAGAATCACCTAACTGCGTACTGCTATTAGACGAAATTGAAAAATCACATCCTGATGTTTCAACTATTTTATTGCAGATGATGGACAATGGTTTTATCACAGGGTCAAATGGCAAACAAGCAGACTGCCGCAATTTAATTCTTATCATTACTACAAATGCTGGTGCAGCCGAATCTGAAAAGAATCAAATTGGCTTTGGCAGTCAAGAGCGCACATATGAAGACAAAGCTTTGAAGAAATTCTTTGCCCCTGAATTCCGCAATCGTTTAGACGCTGTGGTTACATTTGGTAAGCTGACTAAAGAAACAATGATTAAAATTGTTGGTAAGTTTATTATTGAACTTCGCGATCAGATCAAAGAAAAGAATGTCAAAGTTAAAGTCACTGATGAAGCAATTGATTGGTTAATCGAAAAAGGCTTTGATAGTAAGATGGGTGCAAGACCATTACAACGTGTCATTGACAAAGAAATTAAACGTCCGTTAGCTCGTATGATGCTGTTCGGAGAGTTAAAAGACGGCGGTACATTGGTAATTGCAGAGAAGAACGGTGAACTTTTACTAACTTCTAAACCTAAACTCCCAAGGATGTTAGCAATTGAGGCTTGATAAATCAATTCTAATCAAGGACACAGTAAGTCTATTTTCAAACAAGTACCAATACAAAATAGTACTTGTGTGTCCTGCCGCGAATTGGTTTAGAGGAAACGATTTAGATTTTGTTGAGGCAAGACTCAAGCTACTAAAAACAGGGCAGCGACCGTTATGGCTCAAAATTAAATCTAACGAAGACATTGAGTATTGCTTTAATCTACAAAAAGCTTTGGTGAATTCTAGTGATTACAATGTAAGAGTTGAGCATCCTTATCTTAACTTTTACAGCAACAACAGCAAATCTATCGAAGCGTTAGCTGGGTTGGATCCAGCTCGAGTAAGCTATGTTTGTATGCCTAACAAGACTAATCCTTCATTAAAAGAAGGAGCAGTAATTGTTAAAAAATTAGACTATGATTATAAAGTTTTCCTAGGTAAAACTACACAGGATAACAGTACATTTGTAACATGGGCTAGACAAAATAAGAATATACGTCTTACAAAAAGAGCTGAAAAAGACCTGTGTAAAACACGTAGTTATGGCGGTAGCTACTTCTATGTACGTACTGATAAGGCTATGACCATGGTTAGGATGTTTGTAGGCACGTATGTAAGCAAAATAGAATCAGTAATTAAAGCGTAACACTAGTCCCTTATTTCGATAAATATAAAGAAATAAGGGACTTCTTATGTCGGTGCATTCACATATACTACGTAGCTATTTAGACATTCTAAATGAAGGGCCGCCACCAGGCATTGGGCCTAATGCACCGATACCGCCTGGACCTGCACCTGATCGCCCTGGATATACTAAAACTATTATACCAGATGGCCCACAAAAGGGCTGGACACGGTATCAAAAGATTGGCAGCAAATCTAGAGCTGAATACGAAAAGGCCATGGCAGACTTTAAGGCCAACAATACAGTTAGTCCAGCTGATCTGAACAAACCTAAAGTAGAGGTTCAAGGCCGAGTACCAGGACAAGATTTTACTGTTAGTAATTTGGAAATATTGAAAACTCTTGTAGACCCGCAAGCTATAGCACGTTTTAAAAAACAAGAACAAGAGTTTGGACAAGCACCTATGAGCCAAGACGAAGTGACAAAGAACCTACTGCCGATGATTACACATTTTGATGATCCGCAGGGCACGGCAAAAATTGCATTAAACACAGGCATGTCTCCAGAAGAAGTTTTAAAATTTATACCTAAAGATTTTAGTTTAAGTCCTGCACAGCCAGCTGCTCAAACTCCGTCTACACCAATACCGTCTCCTACACAAGAATCAACAAACATAAAAAGTAAAAAATTAGTTGAATATATTGAACAAATAGAATTAGAAGGCGATGTTCATCCCGGAGATGGATTTGAAATAGAGATCAGTGAAGATACAGTTATCGAAACCACTGTATTAGAAAGCTGGGAAGACAGTATTCTTATTGCATTAGATAGCGAAGCCATAAAAATGCTTGGAGAATCAAGTGTTGAGCTAATTACTGAAGCTGACTATCAAGGGCGTACTGTGCCTTTAGGCAAGCCTATGAAGGGTGATGTTAAAAAGTCTAAAGTTTATGTGCGTAAACCCAATGGTAAAGTAGTTAAAGTAAATTTTGGTGACAAGAAATTAAGCATTAAAAAGCATATTCCTGGTCGCCGCAAAAACTTCCGTGCCCGTCACAACTGCGACAATCCTGGTCCACGTTGGAAGGCACGTTATTGGTCATGTAGGGCTTGGTAATATATGCGTATTAATGAAATGTTTTTTCCCGCTACTAGCGAATCTAATCCTGAAAAGGAATTGGAATTTGATCTCACCGACGATCTTATTTTTTACATGAATAACGAACCTTCGTTTTATAGAAAAGAATATTTTCCAGCAATGCTTAAATTTAAAAAATATTGCGAAGAAGGCAAACAAATTCACCCCAGAGCTTTTAAGAAATTAGTTAGTAAAGCATTTGAACAATATCAAAATAAATTTCAAGTAGAGGGATTAAAAGATTCACTTTCTGAAGAGATGTGCGAAGAAGTCTGTGCTGCAATACATAAATTAGAAAGTACAAATGTTAAAGAAGGCCATTACGGAAAATTTCGGAAATAAAATATGCTTTTAAGAGAACTATTTGAAGTTGGCACAGACAGATCTGTAGCTATTATGTTTGGAAGATTTAATCCTCCACACTTCGGCCACGTGGCTGCATGGGTAGAAGCATCAAAGTTTCCAGCTTGGTATATTGGTACAAATCAAAGTACACAAGGTCCTAAAGATCCATTACCATTTAGCATCAAAGTAGAAGCAATGAAAAAACTCTATCCAGAAATTGTTGAGCATCTTGTTGCTACTCAAACTTGGTTTACTCTTGCTGTAATGGCCTACAAGCAACACGGTGAAGGAACAACTCTACGTGTAGTCACTGATGACAAAGATATGAAAATATATCTACCAATGATTCAGAAACAAAACGGTGTTGAAGGACCGCATGGTTATTATAAATTTAAAAATATTGTCTGGGCTGAAGCAAAACGTAAGAGCGAAGCATCTTTAGTTCGTAAAGCTGTAAGAGAAAATAATAAAGACGACTTTGAAAAATATGCTCTAGATGGTCAACCAGATATTATAGTTGCGGGACGATCTTATTTTGAACTAGTAAGACAATACCTGTTACCGTACATGGACGCAGAAGAAGAAGAATCTAGGAAAAAAGACGAAAGAGAAAAAGCCAAAGCTGAAAAAGAAAAAGCCAAAGCTGAAAAATCTAAATCTGAAAAAGCCAAAGCTGAAAAATCCAAAGCTGAAAAATCCAAAGCTGAAAAAGAAAAACCTATTACTCCTGTAAAAAAACCAGTGAAGCCAGAAGCACCTAGCGATATCTCAGCAAACAAATCATCGCCTAGTGGATTTGAAAAGAACGCAGAAAAAGAAATACCGTTTAATAGTAAGAAATCAGAAAAAGAAATGCCGGTTAAGGTAGCAGAAAGAAGAGTCAAGGAATAAAAATGGAAGAGTTACATAAAGCTGCTAAAATTGCTTTTGCCAGCACATATAGTTTTGTTATTAAAGCACAGAACTTTCATTGGAATGTAGAAGGTATGTTCTTTGAACCTCTACATAATTTATTTGGTAAAATCTACGAAGAAGCCTATGGCAGTATCGATACCTTTGCCGAAGAGATTCGCGCCATGGGTACTTACACTCCTGCTAGTTTTCAAAGATTTACTATGCTGTCACAGATAGACGATGAAACTGAAATGCTTGACAGCAAGCAGATGGTTGTTGAACTATTGCAAGATAACGAAAAAATGATTGCAATGTTACAGGTTTTATTTGAAATCAGTGAAAAATATAAGCAATTTGGATTCAGTGACTTTGTTGCTGGTCGAATAGATGCACATAAGAAACACGGATGGATGTTGAAAGCTACATTAAAATAATGGATGAACTAAAACAGTTAAAACGTCTTGCTGGAATAAATGAATTTAAGGGTTATTTAAAATATGATCCTATAGATCCTTACGGTGGCAGTAATATAAGCCTAACAGGTAACGAAAAAGGCGAATTACAAAAGAAACACGATATTAAACCCGGAACCCCCGAATGGTTTAAACTTTGGTTTAGTCTGCCAAAACTAACAGGTGAAAAACCAATTTAAGGACTAAACTATGAAAATACGAGAACTTATTAATGAATTTGCATCAGCTGGTGCTACTAGCACAGCAAATATAGGCACTGTTGTTAACCCACATATTAGCCCGGGCAAAGCTCGTGGCAAAAAGAGTTATACAGGTAGCCCAAGTACAGGCAGCGGAAAGAAAAGTCCGCCACAGCCTAAAATTATACAACCTAAAAATTCCGACGGTACAGCTAAAGGAGCACACAATGTAAAAGGTGTTAGCTTATTTGGCGGGCCGCCCATTAAACGATAAATATTAAAAATTGGAGAATTCAACATGGATTTAAATATGCGTCCAGATGATCACGAAGCTGCTATGGCTAGAGCTGATCTTTATAAGATGGCTAATTATAGCTTTAAACTTTTTAAAATGATCAGAGACGGTGATCAACTAGAAGGATGGGTACAGGCTAAAATTACCAAAGCCGCTGACTATGTAGCCAGCGTATATCATTACATGGAGTACGAAATGAAGTTTAGCGAATACGGTAACAAAATTGAAAACAGCGACATGTACTCAGAATCTGTTAAAGCTGAGTTCCGTCAGAAGCTAGTTGAAGCAAAACAAAAATTAAATAAACTTAAAAAAGCTGCACAAAACATGGACGAGTCAGGCTTGCAACTGCCTTATGATCCAGATGGTGAAAGTGCTCCTCCTCCAAAAGGCAAAGACGGAAAGTATCCTGTAATTGTTGCTGGTCCAAACAAAGGTATCCGCTGGGGAGATATTAATCCCAAGACTGGTCAGAAAGCCATGGGTCCTACAAACCCTGCATTGGCCAAACCTGTTAGAGAAGCTGCTAAATCTAAAAAGGGTGACGGCAACCTAGCTAACAACGCTAAACCCTACGACAAAGTAACACGTGGTGATGTTGTTGCTGGACGTTTAGGCAAAGACGAAAAAGGTGGCAAGGCTGTCAAAGAAGAGTCAAGTGAGCTTAAGAAGACAGGCGATTCTAAAAAAACACGCACTGGAGTATTGACTAAAACTGCTACAGGTGTTAAGCACGTTAATACCAGTCACTCAGATGAAGAACACGGCGAACCAACCAGCAAAGTAAAACAAAAATCTGCTGCTGAAAAGAAAGCTGACAAAGCCCGTGAAATTAAGTTACCTAAACACAAGGGCAACACCTGGGGTATGAAAGGCGGTGAGAAGTTTGGTAAGAAGATGGAAAATACTATGCCTGATCCACAGGCTGCAAGAACTGCCAGAGCCGGTGCTGCAAATGATCTTGCAAATCAAGCTCAACCAACAAGACCAGTAAAAGAAAACAAATGCAATCACACACCAAAAGGTAAAAGCTGTCCAGTACACGGCCTAAAAGAATGTGGTAGCATGATGGAAGCTGGTAAGTCTAAAAATCTTAAACAGCAGGCAGCGATTGCCATTGCTAAAAAGAAAGCAGCATAACTATGAACATGAAGAAAATTCTACAGGCTTTTGATGGTGCTTCTGCCAAGAAGCCTGTGGAAGGTTCTAATGACATGAAACGTTTCTTGCAGGTCATGGAGGGCAAAGGTCCTCTTAATCGTTTGACCACTGCCGAAGCAATGGCAGTACAGACTTACATTGATCCAGAACCTCGTAAAAGTATTACTAGTCCTGTGCTCAATGTTGCTAAAGATGCCAAACCTAGCATGGTAGGCAAATACTTTAAAAAAGTTGAACAAGAATTTGAAGAATCAGCTGTAAGATCAAAAGAACGCAGTCGTCAACTGGCCGAGATTGTAGCTAATAAGATCAACGAAGGTGTTCCTCGTTTAAGTAAACATATAAGTCAAAGTCAACTGCCTCCAGAAGCATTAAATCGCAGAGCTAAAAATCAAGCTGCTAAAAGATTAAGTGTAAGAGAAGCACCATTAGCAGCCACAGACGATCCCAACGATCCTATGATACACAGTCATGAAAAAGCCAACCCAATGACTCTTAAGAGTAGAATTGTACAGGCTAGACGTCAGCTACAAGAGCTGGCTAAAATGTCAGACTCTGATGAGTTAGCTGTGTGGGAACAAATATGTAAACTGTCAAAGGGTGGCATGTTTATGGGATTAGAACAAAATTTAGAACAGATTCGTCACGGAATAGACGAATTAGCCAATAAGCGTAAGCGTGGAGGCGTAGCTAGCAGAGGAATTGATAAGAATATTGGATAAACACCTACCTTGGGACCGTTACTCTACGGAGGTGTCAGGCGGCTGCTGCCTACAAGAAGCGATTCGCTACCGTGTAATGTAAAGTGAGCACTGATAAATATTTGATAAAATTGGAAACAGACTATGAACTTTAATGATCTACTTGCTAAATTAGAAAAAATAGATAAGAAGAAGACTCTTATGGAGCAAACTCTCATGGAACAGCTTACACTTCAACAGGTACAGGCTGTTGAGAAGGATGCTATGGCCAAGGCAGAAGCTGACAAAAAAACTGGCAGGTTTGGTGGAATATTTAAACTAGATCCGAGAACCGCAGGTAATGTTGCCCTAGCTAAACTGGCTGCACAGCATAAACTTCCAGGCCTGTTTAACAGCAAAGGTGAATTTGTAGTTGCTGATGACAAACGCGGAGACATAAATTCTTACACACAGAAACCAACAACTGCCGTACAAATAGCACCTCCTAATTCAGAAGCTACTAAAGCATTAGCAGCATTAGGGTTAATTCCCGGCAATGCCAGCGGGCCAAGTGGTTTAGTTAATGTTTTGTCTGGCGGGAAAGCTCAACAAGGTTTTGATGCAGAAAAAGCAACTAGTGCTAAAGTTGGGGCAGATCAAACTAGTGCCAAATTTAAAGCAGACAAACTCAAGCAGTTAAATGATCTAGTGGCAAAATTAAATGCAGAAGTTCAAGGCGGCAACACAGATCCAGGTGTTGGTAAAGTTGACTATAAAATTGCAGAATCACTATTAAAAGAATTTGGGCTATCAGAAAAAGCAGATCCTTCAAGACCAGCCAGCATGAAAACCGTCAACGGGATGAATATTTACACTAACGATCCCGTACCTGCAAACGCTGGGCCGGCTGGTGGGACTCCTTTTACTCCTGCTTTGCCAGGCGGTGGAGGAGATTTAGTTTCTCAAATCAATGCCATTATGAAAGAACTTGGCGACATGGGTGACGATCCCGAAGTAGTCGCGGCCCTTAACGCAGCTCAGAAAGTATTAGATGCTAAAAAGGCTGCTGACGCTAAAAAAGCAACAACAGCACAAGCAGGTACAGCACAAGCAGGTACAGCACAAGCAGGTGATGACGATGCTGCTAAAAGAGCAAAAATAGAGCATCAAGCTGGTGTAAAATACGGACCCGGAGTACCGTTAAATGTTCCGTTCAGTAAAACGCTTCCTGCATTCAGAAACGCTACAGAATTAAAAATGGAAGGCGGCAAAGTTGTTGCTGTTGACAAAGACGGCAAAGTAGTTGGGACCTACGACGGAGAAAATCGATGGCAGGCTACGCCCGCAGGCGGATCAACTGTTGATTTATCACAGCAGCCAGGTGGTAATACTACAACAGCGGGTGGTAATACTACAACAGCGGGTGGTAATACTACAACAGCGGGTGGTAATACTACAACAGCGGGTGGTGAAAAAGGCAGTAAGCCAACAACACCACAATCTACTGCACAAGAAAAGATGGATCGATTTGTTTTCCTTATGAATAAAAAGAAAGCAAGTGCTGGTGGACCAACAACAGTGACTAACCCAGCACAGGCTAGTCAAACGGCTGTTGGAACGCAAGAATCTCTAGCTAATTTAATGTCTCGACTCAAAATGCTAGAAGAATCAGTATTGTCTGAAGCACTTGATCCAGCCGAAGAAAAAGAATTACAAGCAATAAGTCAAGAAGTTATCAATACTGTTAACAGTGGTGCAGAAGGCATCCCTCCAGAAGTTTTAGCAGCAGTGAAAGAATTCCAAGCATCTGCATCTCCTACGCAGATAAACAACCCAGCAGATGCTACAAAAACAGCTTCAGGATACAAAGGCAGCGCAGGCAGTCAAGAAATTCAAAAGTTAAATCCTGAAATCAAAGACGTTAATAAGATTCGCGTCGGCCAAACAATCAAACTACCCGGTGACAAAGAGTATGTTGTAGCCAAAGGAGATACTTTAGATGGTATTGCCGCAGGCAAGTACAAAGGTACTCCTCCCGGTGGTATGGACAGGATTGGTAAACCAAATGCTGCGGCAGCTAATCCAGCTAATCCAGCGGCAGCTAATCCAGCTAATCCAGCGGCAACAAATACTCAACAAGCAAAAGCACAGCCCTATGTAAGCCCTACCAAAGCAGCTAATGACTGGGCTTTTAGTGTGTTTACTGGTGCTAAAGATAAAGCCGGAAAAGTGCAAACAATTGACAATGTTCCAAAAGAGCTCAGAGCAGAAGTTGATAAAGTTTTAGCTAACCCCCCTAGTAATTGGAAGAAACCAGATGCCCCGGCTGCACCAGCAGCAGGTGGACAACAGCAGGCAGCAGGTGGACAACAGCAGGCAGCGCCAGCTAATCCAGCGGCAGCATCAAGTGGTCAAGTAAGAATTGAAAGATTAGATATTATCAAGGCAAGAAGTACTCAAGAGTATCTAGCCATAGTAAAAGCCAAAGGATACAAACAAGACAAGGATGGCAAGTTATCTCCAAGCGATGAAAGAAAAGCAGATATGTTTTATAAAGCAGAGATACAGAATGGAAAAATTAAAAACTATCCGCAACTTCAGCCTGTAGCAGAGGAACTTGATAGAATACTATCCATTGCCGGCCTACGCTGATAATAAGAAGTCCATAAAAAGGCAAGCTTTGGCTTGCCTTTTTCTTTTTCCTGTTGACATACACAGATAACTAGTATATAATTATAGGACACAAAAGGAGAACCTATGTCATCACGTATGTATGGGCCAGAAGAGAAAGCCAAATTAGAAAGATTAATCAACGAAGGTTCAACCGTCTTACGAGAAATTGAAGATCTCAAAGAAGGTCTTAAAGAAACGGTTAAAGCTGTAGCCGAAGAATTAGAAATTAAACCTTCAATTATTAACAAAGCCATTACCATTGCCCACAAAGACAATTGGAAGGATCACGAAAACGATTGGAACGAAATCGAAATGATTCTAGGTGTCACTAACAGATTGCCCAAGGACTAATGGAATTTATAAAAGGCATTTACAATTGGGCAAGGACAGACTATCGAGAATGGCCTACCCGATTTACACTAGAGATTACAGCATGGTTTATGAGCCTTGGCTGTTCACTTACACTAGCAGCCGGGGCAACTGATCCCTTGTTCTTTTATCTCTATCCAATATTCATTCTACAATGTGCAATTTTTGCTTGGGCATCATGGACTCGCAGAAGCACAGGCATGGTAGCTAACTACTTATTGTTAGTCACTATTGATGTCATTGGATATGTTAGATTATTAAATATATAATAGAAGGGCAGGCGGGCCATAATCCGCATAGTTGGTATTTGCAAGCCGTAAATTGCATAGGAGAAAAATTTGTACGTAGACGCACTCTTTCAGCGTGATGCTGATATTATTAAAGTAGTGGAACGTGATAAAGATGGAAATCGAGTCTTTAAAGAATTTCCAGTTCGTTATACGTTTTATTATCCAGATGCTAGAGGTAAATTCCAAAGTATTCATGGAGACCCTTTAAGTCGCATCGTTTGTAAAAACACCAAAGACTTTCGCAAAGAACTTGCGATTCACAACAACAAAACACTCTACGAAGCAGATATTAATCCAATATTTGTATGCTTGAGTGAAAACTATCTTAATCAAGACGCACCAAAACTCAATGTAGCTTTTTGGGATATTGAGGTGGACTTCGATCCAGAACGTGGCTATGCATCGCCAGATGATGCATTCATGCCAATTACTGCCATTGCTGTCCACCTACAATGGTTAGATACATTAGTTTGTCTTGCTGTGCCTCCAAAAGGCATGACTATTGCCCAAGCAGAAGAACTAGTCAGAGATTTTCCCAACACACATATCTTTGACAATGAAGCAGACATGCTGGACACGTTCTTGAATCTTATTCAAGATGCGGATATTTTAAGTGGTTGGAACAGCGAGGGCTTTGATATGCCCTATACTGTTAACCGCATTACCAAAGTATTGAGCAAAGACGACACACGCAGACTTTGCTTGTGGGATCAATATCCTAAAAAACGTGAATATGAAAAGTATGGTAAAACTGCCACTACATATGATCTACATGGTCGTGTGCATCTTGACAGTCTAGAACTTTACAGAAAATACACCTATGAAGAACGACACACCTATCGATTGGATGCCATCGGAGAGATGGAGATTGGAGAATCAAAAACAGTCTACGAAGGTACACTGGATCAACTCTACAACAATGACTTCCGCAAGTTTGTCGAATACAACAGGCAAGACTGTGCCTTGCTCAACAAACTGGATCAAAAGCTCAAGTTCATCGATTTAAGCAACAAACTGGCACACGAATGTACTGTGCTACTACAGACCACAATGGGTGCTGTGGCTGTTACTGAACAGGCTATTATCAACGAATGCCATCGTAGAGGTTTTCAAGTTCCTAATCGACCCAAGCGTGATGAAAGCGAAGATACTGCTGCCGCTGGTGCTTATGTTGCCTATCCCAAAGAAGGTCTGCAAGACTGGGTTGGCTCATTAGACATTAACTCCTTGTATCCAAGTGCTATTCGTGCATTGAACATGGGACCAGAAACTATTGTAGGTCAACTACGTCCTACAATGACCAAAGAGTACATTGACGGATTAACTGCCAAAGGTAAAAGCTTTGCGGCTGCTTGGGAAGGTATCTTTGGTTCATTAGAGTATACCGCAGTGATGAACAAAGAGATTGGCTCTGAGATTACTATCGACTGGCAAGACGGTGCAGTTGATGTATTAAGTGCTGCCGAAGTTAATAGATTAATCTTTGACAGCGGTCAATCATTTATGTTGAGTGCTAACGGAACAATCTTTACCTATGAAAAAGAAGGTATTATTCCCGGGTTGTTAAAACGCTGGTATGCTGAACGTAAAGAGATGCAGGCCAAACTCAAAGAATGTATTCAAGCAGGTAATAAAGTTGAAGAAGAATATTGGGACAAACGTCAGTTGGTTAAGAAGATTAACCTCAATTCCTTATATGGTGCTATTCTTAACCCCGGTTGTCGTTTTTTTGATAAGCGTATTGGTCAGAGCACTACTTTAACAGGAAGACAGATTGCCAAGCATATGGCATCAAAGGTCAATGAGATTATCACTGGGGAATACAATCACGTAGGCAAAGCAATTATCTACGGCGACACTGACTCATGTTATTTTAGTGCATACAAAACACTAAAGAAAGAAATTGAAGCAGGACACATTCCTTGGACTAAAGAAACTGTGATCCAACTCTATGATCAAATTGGAGATGAAGTCAACAATACATTCCCACAGTTTATGTTAGATGCTTTCCACTGTCCTAAATCTCGTGGTGAAGTTATCAAAGCTGGTCGTGAGATTGTTGGTTCAAAGAGTTTGTTCATTACCAAGAAACGTTATGCTGTCTTGTACTATGACAAAGAAGGCAAGCGTCAAGACATTGAAGGTAAGCCGGGTAAGATCAAGGCCATGGGCTTGGATCTGAAACGTAGTGATACGCCAGAATTTATTCAAAACTTCTTAAGTGATATTTTGGAGAAAGTCTTAACTGGTGCCACAGAAGAACAGGTATTAGATCATATTACTGAATTCCGTACTAACTTCAAAGCTCGTCCAGGATGGGAAAAGGGTAGCCCTAAACGTGCTAACAATATCACTGCCTATCAGGGCAAAGAAGAAAAGAACGGCAAGACTAATATGCCTGGACACGTTCGAGCCAGCATTAACTGGAATACGCTCAAACGTATGTATGGCGACAAGTACTCAATGCAGATCACAGACGGTGCCAAAGTAATTGTCTGTAAGATCAAAGATAATCCGTTGGGATTTACTTCGGTAGCTTATCCGGTAGATGAACTACGGCTACCACAGTGGTTCAAAGACTTACCGTTTGATCACGAAGAAATGGAAGCTACAATTATTGATAATAAATTGGGTAACCTAATTGGTGTACTTAATTGGGACATTAGGTCAACCGAACAGACCAATACCTTCAATAAATTGTTTGACTTTTAACAAAAAAACCTATATACTATTACAAAGGAAACTATCATGAAAGACATTTTAACAGACATCGTAGCACATACACACAGCCTAGGAATTCTTCCTCTGATTAAAATTACAGGCGAAGATGATACTACAATAATTGAATCTATGGCAGAAGACCGTTCAGTTATTCTTAACGGAAAGACACATGCCGTAATTGGTGAGTTCGACGGAGTGTTTGGTATGCCAAACTTGGACAAACTTAATCTACACCTTAAGAATCCCGAGTACAAAGATAACGCCACTATTGAAGTTATGCAGGCAGAACGCAATGGCAAAACTGTGCCAGTAAGTCTACACTTTGAAAATCAGTCAGGCGACTTTGTCAACGACTATCGCTTTATGAACGCTGAAATTATCAATGAAAAGCTTAAGACAGTTAAGTTCAAAGGTGCTACTTGGGATATTGAGTTTGAACCTACAGTTACTAGTATTCAACGTCTTAAGCTACAGGCGCAGGCACATACAGAAGAAACTGTTTTCCAAGTTAAAACAGAAGGCGGCAACTTGGTATTCTTCTTCGGTGATGCTTCAACACACGCAGGTTCATTTACTTTCCATGCAGATGTTAAATCTAAACTTAAACAATCGTGGGCATGGCCGGTTACACAGGTAATGAGCATTCTTAATCTTGACGGTGACAAGACTATGCGTATTGCCGACGCAGGTGCAATGCAGATTACTGTTAACAGCGGTCTAGCAGAGTACAACTACATTCTGCCAGCACAGAGCAAGTAATGAGTGAAACACATTCAAGAACACTGGCAAGGACGGTAGGTTGGCGCATCATTGCGACTATAATGACTATACCGTTTACTGGATTATCTACAGCTATTTTGATACATGTTATACTCACTGTAGCTCATTATATCCACGAAAGAGTTTGGTTAAAAATAAAGTGGGGCAAAGTTGAATAAAAATTTAACAGCAACTCAAAATGACTATGCATACTTCCTGCCAGCAACGTCAGGATTTTATAGTACATTTATAGGCAAGCAGAGATACAGCAATTATGTAGACCCTGCTCGTATTCCTAAATCGTTTAAAAATGGTGTTGAGAGTTTAAACTATTTAGACCCAGATAAAGGTCAATTTTACTACGACCATTGTTTGTATTCAGCAGGTCATGCTAATTTAGATCTTAACAAGCAAGACGAAAGCGAAGATATGTTCCGCAATCGTAATCGCGCTACAAGTTGGGTGCTAGGTGACTCAGGTGGATTCCAGATTGGTAAAGGTGTTTGGCCTGCTGATTGGAAAGATCCTAACTGTCCTAAAGCACAAAAGAAACGTGAACAAGTTTTAACTTGGATGGACACGCTAATGGACTATGGTATGGTGCTGGATATTCCAGCATGGGTTGCTCGTAGTCCTGTAGGAAAGGCTGCAACAGGAATTACTAGTTACCCAGAAGCAGTACAGGGAACTTATATTAATAATGATTGGTTTATTAACAATCGTAATGGTAACTGCAAGTTCCTTAATGTTCTACAAGGCGAAAATCACCCAGATGCTGATGATTGGTACGATCGTATGAAGAAGTACTGCGATACTAAAATCTATGGCGATCGTGCGTTCAACGGATGGTCAATGGGTGGACAAAATATGTGCGATGTACACTTGGTTCTACGTAGACTAGTGGAATTACGATTCGACGGACTCCTTGAAAAGGGTCAGCAGGATTGGATGCACTTCCTGGGCACTTCTAAATTAGAATGGGCAACTTTATTAACCGATATTCAACGATAGAAGACAGAAAGAAATGGGTTTACCGTATGCAGGCTTCGGCAGACGACAAAAAATATGCCCAAGACACAAGACTCTTCAAAGATGCAGTAATACAAGATAAAATTTTTAGTGCATTTGAATCAAGCCCAATTATTGATCAAATTGAAATAAAGGATATTTGTATCTACGCACCAGGCGACCTAAATAAGATTGGCAAAGAAGGCAAGACATCTTGGGATTCATTTAGCTATGCTATTATGATGGGTTATAATGTTTGGATGCACGTTAATGCAGTACAAGAAGCCAATCGTCAATACGATTCTGGTAAAATACCTAGTATGTTAGTTCAAGAAAAATTTGATCGAATCTTCTTTAAGGATGTAGTCGAAGCCATTTTTGCCACAAGTAATAAAGGTGAAGCGTTGGCTATTATCGAAGAGTTCCGAAGATATTTTGATACCATTATTGGTACTCGGGGCAATACTGGTAAGAAAATGACTAATTCGTCGGCTAATTATACCAAATTCTTTGACGAAGTAGATACAGAGACTGTACAATCTGAACACAGTGATGAATTCACTGACGAGGAAGAATCAAAATTAAACCAGCTAGAATCACAGGTAAAAGAATGACATTGCCCGATGAACGGTATCGTTCCGTAGTACAAACTAGAAGATTTTTGTTGGATCTTTGTAATCCACAGCACACTCCACGAGTTCCAAAAATTATAAGAGAACATGCACGAGCTATGTTGCGTCATTACCCAAGTGACTGGGATATGACTCGTGCCGCAGAAGGTGCTCCAGATGTGTTCCAAGAACGTATGGAAGCAGTAACAAGACTTATGAAACAGTACGAAAACTCAAAGGCTGAAAAGAATGAAGCGTGATTATACAGACGGAGAGTTAGACAATGCTGTATTCTTCTTTGGACAAGAAGTAGAACATACCCCAGCATATAATATGAACACATTGTTTGTAGTAGGTGTTCAACCAATTGATGCTATTGAAGGTGCATTGTCTAATCAAAATATTAAACATATTTTCTTTGGTGCTAATCACAGTTTTAACCCTAGTAATTTTATTGAGCACAAAGAATGGGAAGAGATGATTTTCCATTTTCTAGATGCAGAATATCTTTGCTCATTAGATATTCCTATGAGTCAAGTTGAAGAATTCCACGAAAGCGGATACTGTGAGTATGATAATTTTATTCCGCAAATTCGTGTGCCAATTCCCTATATTAAATTATGGAATTATAATACAATGCTTAAAATCGATGATAAAGATTTTAAGGCAACTAATCCCGGTGTATGGTCCCACAGTCTACATACACTAATGGATCGCAGTAAGTTCACAGACTGGTTACAATACAAAAATGACAAGGTATTAAAATGAAAGAAATCATTGTCAAAGATAGTCCCGGATTTCAACTTCGGATTAAAAAATGGGAGTGTGCTAACCCTAAAGGTTTGTTTGCTGTTCATTTTATTCAAGCAACTAAAGACAAAGATGGTAACGTCGATAGTGAATCAACATACGAATTCTTCATGGAAGAATCCGATCTTAAATTAGTATCCGAGGCATTAATTAAATGATTATTCGGCAAGACGTTCGTCCTAACAAAATGATTTGGGTCACCTTCCGCAAAGAAGGTATGCACAAGTATCCAGCCGCACTTACAGATCCAGCACTTGCTACAGGTGATGAATATGATGTAAGTTTTCTAGGATATCCGCATCGTCACATCTTCCACTTTAAAGTGTGGATTGGTGTTACACACGATGATCGTGATATTGAGTTTATTCAGTTTAAACGCTGGTTGGAAAATCTGTACAGTTCAGGTACACTCCAACTAGACTACAAGAGTTGCGAAATGATGTCAGGCGATTTATACGACAGCATTTCCAATAAGTATCCAGGTCGTGAGATTTGGATTGAGGTCTCCGAAGACGGAGAAAATGGTTCATTTATTAAGTACTAACTAGAAAGAGGCTATCATGGCTATTAATTATAAAAACGTTTCTTACTTTGAAACCCGCCCTGACATTGTAAAGATCTTTGATGATCTAGAAGCGTTCCACAATTTCTGTAAATTTGAAATGTGCGACTTTAACGAGGCTAATCTCTACAATAGGAATAGTCAGATCTGGAACAACTACTACTACAGTACTCGTCCAAAGAAACCCTGGAACGGTGAGCGCAAACCACGTGGCGAATACAATCGCAGTGGTGGTAACAATTACAACAACAATAGAAACTTTAACCGTCAATGATCTATATTGTTGATTTAGAAGCTGTTGAAACTCGCTACACAGCGCAATGGAAAGAACATGTACCTAAACTTCTTAAAAAATCTGGACATCAGATTCAAGTTATCTCTGGTCCTGAAGATGTTCCTCGTGCCACTACTCCTGGTGCCTTTCTCAATTTTGGCGGCACTAATATCTATAAGTCTTGCCAAGTTGAAGAATTTAGTCGCTTATTTACATCCGGATCAGTTAAGCCAGGGGATCATTTTTTGTTTACTGATGCTTGGCACCCTGGCATCATAAACTTAAAATACATGAGTGAACTGTTGGGTATTCCGGTAGTTACTCATGGATTATGGCATGCTGGCAGTTATGATCCTCAAGACTTCCTAGGACGTCTTGTTGGAGATAAGCCTTGGGTTAGAAATGCAGAGAAGAGTTTCTTTCATGCATTTGATCACAACTACTTTGCCACTGACTTCCATATTGATATGTTTGCACACAATCTATTAAGCATAGATTTTGACACAGCAAAACTTTCATATATCGATAAAAATAAAATTGTACGCACAGGATGGCCTATGGAATATATGGAAGATACACTTACTCCATATAAGAATATGCCCAAGAGAGATCTTATCTTGTTCCCGCATCGTATTGCACCTGAGAAGCAAGTAGAAATCTTTAGAGATTTAAAACATCATTTGCCGCAATATGAATTCGTAGTTTGTCAGGATCAACAGCTGACAAAAAATGAATATCACAATTTACTAGGTGAAGCAAAGTTAGTGTTCAGTGCCAACTTACAAGAAACACTAGGTATTAGCTGTTACGAGGGTGCTATCGTTGATGCTATTCCTATGGTGCCCGATAGACTATCATACAAAGAAATGTATTACGATACATTTAAGTATCCTAGCAAGTGGACAGAAAACTACGATGCATACACCGTGTACCGTCCGGATCTCTGTCGTGCTATTATGATCCATATGGATAATTATAAAACTAGATTACCTATGCTTCGTAAACAAACGGGGGATTTACATGAGCAATTCTTCTCAGCCAAAGAATTATACAGACGATTTACTTAACGAAGTAATGATCAGTGCCGGTGGCACTGGTGTAGATACAGACAGTGTCACTATTACATTGCCCAGTGATACAATGTCATCTTACAGTGGGGGCATTGTTACATTAACAGGTAGTGGTGCAGGTTCTGTTTATACTATTAACACCACTGATACAATAACTTTAACAGACGGTTTTACTAACATCTGGACAAATGAACAGAATGAATGGGTAGATAAATTCCCAGAATGGGATAGAATTAAAGATATGTGTAAACAATATCCTAGTTTAGAAATTGCATTACGAAATTTTGAAACTATCTATAAACTAGTAAAGGACGACTATGATAATCCGACTCCTAAAAAATAAATTCTTTAGATTTTTAGAACGTAATGATCGCAAAAGAATCATTATGGATCGTGTCAGTGAAGAACCGTATCTTGAACGGTACTATGTTTTTCTTAAAGACAGAACATGGTTTCCATTTAACGTGTTTCTACACAAATTTCTTAAGTCAGATCCCGATGATGTGCATGACCATCCATGGCCTTACGCTACTCTAATTCTTAAAGGAGGGTACTATGAATGGCTTCCACAGTTTGACAGTGGAGGTAACAAGATCGCCGAAATGTGTGTATGGAGAGGGCCTGGAAGTTTTCGTATATGTGGTGCTACTAGTTATCATCGTATCGAGCTTGACCCTAGTGTAGATTGTTGGACTTTGTTTATGCCTGGTCCGCAAAAAAGAGAATGGGGATTTCTCGTAAACAATAAATGGATTCCAAATGGCGACTATTTACAAGAACGTAAACTCCGCGGTTAGTCCAGGCTACGGCGCTGTACCGCCACTAACAGTCGGATATACTACCAATACTACCGCAGGACCGTTTTTAACTACCAACGGTTCAGGAGCAACTAATTGGGCTACTGTGTCACCTAACTATAACATAAGCGACGGAGTAATGAAGGTAAGCGGAGACCCTGCTACGCTAGAAGTCAAAGGTAAAATGGTGCTTAACGGACGGGACTTGGAAGAACGGTTAGACACAATCGAAAAAGTCTTGCAGATTCCTGAACGTGATGTTATACTTGAAAAAAATTATCCGTTACTTAAACAAAAGTACGATGATTACATTAATACACTTTCTAAATATAGAATGTGGGAAGAACTTAAAAAATGAAAAAAATACATTACAGTTGGGCACAGATAGAAGGAGCATGTTTAGACATTGCTCGACAACTATCTAAAGACAACTGGCGTCCAGATTATATAGTAGGTATTAGTCGAGGCGGATTAATACCTGCTACATTATTGAGTCACTATATTAATGTGCCAATGAAACCTTTGCAGGTTAGTCTGCGAGACGGTGGCGAGTGTGTTAGCGATTGCAGTATGGCTGAAGATGCATTTGGATATCCCAGACAAGAAATTCATATTGCAGATGAAACCGACATTGGGGCTGTTTTAGATGCCGCATCAAGTTTGTTAGAAATGCCCGAAGCAACGGGATATAAAAATATTCTTGTTGTAGATGATATTAATGATCAAGGCACTACTATTGCATGGATTAAAAAGGACTGGCAATCTAGTTGTTTGCCTGAAGATCCAGATTGGCAACATGTTTGGAGTAATAACGTAAGATTTGCTACACTAACTAATAATCTAGCCAGCAATGAAACAGTAGATTATTCTGTTTGGGAAGTTAACAAAGCAGAGGATGATTGCTGGCTGGTCTATCCCTGGGAAGAGTATTGGCTAAAATGAAATTTTTTCTTGGCTTTTTAATAGCTACTGTAATATGGATAGTAGTTCTAGCGGCTATTCCTATGCCGGAAGAACGGGTTCGTATCTACGATTGCGGAATGGCCGAATGGCATCCTGATATTCCAGAAGATGTAAAAAATGCCTGTAGGAAACGATTTAAAAATGTACAACCAGGTCCAATAACATGATCAATATTAATCTGAATATTAGGAATCCTTTCAATAGAAACTTTAAACGTTTGTGGGGGTGTGCTCGTAGCACACCATTCGCACATAAATTTGTTGAGTTTCAACTGTATAAGGATAATAGTATAATATCTATTAATATTAATTGGACATTTAGACAAGATCATTCGGGACTAAACATTGACATTGGTTTTTTAAGTTACTGTTTTGATTTTAATTTTTACGACAGTCGTCACTGGGATTTTAATAAGGGACACTACCAATGACTACAATGACTTTATTTCCTGGTCCCAAAATTGGTATTGTAGGCGCAGGATATGTAGGCGGTGCTATTGCTCGAGCTTATAGCGATACTATGGCGCAAATAATCTGCGTAGATGCAGACCCTAGCAAATCTACTGGCACATATCAAGATCTTATGGACTGTGAAGCTGTGTTTGTCTGTGTTCCTAGTCCTAGTAAGCCCAGCGGAGAATGTGATACTAGCATACTCAATTCAGTATTATATCTGCTCAAAGATTATAAAAATCTTATTATCAGTAAAACTACTGCTACTCCAGACTTTTACCAAAGATCACAAGAAATATATCCTAATCTAGTACATGTTCCAGAATTCCTAACTGCGGCTAATGCATTACACGACTTTCTCACACAAGAATATGTTATAATTGGTGGATCTGTATTGGCCTATCAAAGAGAAGCAGAAAGAATACTGAAATTTGTACAGCCAATTAAAGCGGCTGCATATACTTCAATTGGCGAGGCTGCACTAACAAAATACATAATAAACTCATTTCTTGCTACCAAAGTAGTGTTTATGAATGAAATGTATGAATTAGCAGATAGTTTAGGATTCGATTGGCGGAAACTGTCTATACTCCTTATGAGTGATTCTAGACTAGGAGGTAGCCATATGATTGTACCAGGTCCAGATGGCCAATTTGGATTTGGTGGAGCATGTTTTCCCAAAGACACAGAAGCTCTTATTAAATTTGCCGCTAAAAAGAATGTAAACCTAAATACTTTGAAGGCAGCAGTAAAGAAAAACGATCTTTTGAGGTTGCAAAAACCTAAATAATCGTGTACAATGTACAATAGTCATCCACGACAATAACTCGGAGAACAATAAATTGACAAATGATTTTACCCCAGATCCTGTAATGAATACACCCATTGATCGAAAATTTAAAGCTGACGAATATTTGCCACTGGACAAAAAAGTCTATATTAAAGCCGGCGAGGACATGAGCGACAAGGGCTACGAAGAAGCATATCTAGCAGACACACTTCGCTTTAAGATGAAACGTGATAAAAAGAGATTCTGGGCAGGTGACAATATCAGTGACTATGTTGACGAAGAAAAGAAAAATCAACTCATTGACGAAGCAACCGAAGCATTTGAACTAGTGCTTGATCGATTGCTGATCGATCGTGAAAACGATCCTAATTCAAAAGGCACAGCACGTAGACTTGCCAAGATGTACTTCAACGAAATAATGGCAGGACGATATGAACCAGGACCAGATGCAACCGCATTTCCAAACGATTCGGCAGACCGCTATGAGGGTATGCTGGTTGTACGTAGCGAGCTTCGTAGTATGTGTAGTCATCATCATCAGCCTGTTAGTGGTGTTGCCTATATTGGTATTATTGCCGCTAATAAACTTATTGGCTTATCGAAATATACACGTATCGCACAGTGGTGTGCTAGACGAGGTACTCTCCAGGAGGAACTTTGTAACGACATCGCCCGCGAGATTAGTAAAGCTACTGACTCAGAGAACGTAGCAGTCTATGTACAAGCTGTGCATGGTTGTTGCGAGAACCGCGGCATTATGGCACACTCGTCATTGACTCAAACTACTGTATTAAAAGGAACATTTAAAGATGATCCTCATACAAAGAAAGAGTTCTTTGATAATATTAAACTGCAACAAGAGTTTGCACCACGTTAAGGAGATAATATGATGGATAAATTTTTTATATGGGTTGGACGTAACAGAAAAGAAATTAGCCTTACAATTGGTGGGCTAAACATACTGTCTGGAATCAGTGCATTAGTAAGCGGTAACTATGGACTTGCTATAGTAGGATTTACAATTGGCGGTGCTCTTATTTTTGATGCTTACCGGGGAATTTAAATGAGTCAAGTTTATTTAATTAAACCACTTGAAAAGAAAAGCATTGTCTATCATGTAGAAATGTTTCGTGAGAACCCAGATGGTACAGTAAGTTGGTTTAACATTGACGAAACTTATCGTTGGGGTCAGGGCTTTATTGAAGCGGATCTTGACTGTAATCTTCCCTGGGATGGTGACAATGTTGCCTATGCCAAACCAGATGTAGGTTGGGGCTGTGAGTTTGACGACAGCATCAGTGTTGAATGGGAATTCAGCGACGATATTAAAGAATTAGAACAACAAGAACTCAAAGAACTTTACTATGAAGGTGGTGCCGGTTGGCTCTACGATGGTGAACACGATTGGCAAGAAGAAGACTGTGCTGTTCATATTATTGCACCGTACCAAGTTAGTTTATGTGATGAGCTAACAGGCGAAGTTATTGAAGAAAATGTTAAATTAAAACCTAGACCAAATCCAAGTACATCATGGCCATTTAGTCCAGCATTTCCAAAACCTGAGGAAGAATAATGAATACTGCTAAAGATATAATGGATCAGTTTATCAGTCGTGCAAAGAACTTGCAAGAGTTTACTATTTGCACCAATGTACCGGATAATTTTAGATTTAACGGAGTCGTACCATTTGATATGCGAATTGAAGACGATACTATCTATGCTAAAGTATGGGCTGTAGAATTTGATGAAGCCGCTAAAAAGTTAGATGATTTTTTAGAAACATGTAAGTGAATAAAAAAATGACAGATAAATTTTTTGACGGTCCTGACGATAAAGACGACAGCGAAGCACCTTGGGATGATATTGTCCGAGAAGACTTCCATATTGCTGTGTACAGAGACAAATATCCTGTAACAGAAGGACATCTATTGTTTGTCCCCAAATACAATACAGTGACTATTGTAATGCAGGCTATGGATGATGCACTACGCGAAGGTCGTAGAGGTGTTGAACTAGGCGAGTGGGACGGTTTTAATGTAGGTATTAACTACGGTGAAGCAAGTGGTCAAACAGTTATGTGGCCTCATGTACATATGATTCCTAGACGCAATGGCGATATGGAAGATCCTAGAGGAGGCGTAAGACATGTTATTCCAGAACGTGGTAACTACAAAAAAGAAACATAAAAAAATAGATATGCCTACTAAACCAGAGTGGTATCAAAATGATATACCTAGTGATCAAGTAATTACTGTCAAGTGGCACAATCAAAACAGTCATTGGTGGAATGAAACGTGTGCCAGTGTACTAGAAGTATTTGGATTGCCCGGTGGAAGGTTTTATTACAAACCTTATCCAGACTATATGACATTTACTTTTAAAACAAAAAAAGATGCCAATTTATGTCGTATATTATTAAGTGAAAGGTTAGCATGAAATGGTTTAAAAGATTGATAGCCAAGTGGGCACATCAAGGTCAAGATTATGTAGAAGTTCAATCTAAAGTTCCTCGATTAATCGGTAGAGACGAATGTGACGTAGTCTGTGACGACCCTATCTTACACTTTAAGGTGTTTAGTGCTGTAGGCGGGAAAGTTGTAGAGTTTAGACGTTATGATCGCAGGAGTGATCGCAATGATTCTACTACTTACATTATTACTAACGATCAAGACTTTGGTGATAGAATTAGTAAAATTGCAACAATGGAACAATTAAAATTATGAATCCACAGACCCCAGCACAGGGTGTGCTACTGGTCACCGACTGGGGCACATCAAAGATGTATAAAGCAGTATGTGAGTGTGCCAACGACGACTGTACACATACAATTGACATTGAAGCAGAAGACACAGGTGTTAATGTAACCATTTACACAAAAACTAGAACAAACTTTTGGTCCAAATCTCGATGGCGGCACATTTGGAATCTATTAACCAAAGGATATACTGAGCTCGAAACTTGTATTATTATGCGTAAACAGGTTGCTCTTAACTATGCAAATGTGTTACAATTAGCAGTAAAGGACGTAGAAGAATTGAGGAACAAACATGGAAAAGATCAAAGTAAGTGAAATGTTTTATTCGGCGCAAGGAGAAGGACGCTTTGTAGGTGTCCCTTCTGTTTTCTTGCGTACATTTGGATGTAACTTTAAGTGTGCTGGATTTGGCATGCCTAAAGGCCAGTTAACTACTGAAGCAGATGCTGTAGCAGAGCAACAGATTTCTTTTAACAAATGGAAAACTTTTGAAGAGCTGCCGTTGGTAACTACAGGCTGTGACAGCTATGCCAGCTGGCATCCAGCATTTAAGGATTTAAGTCCTTACTATTCATTAGATGAATGTATAGGCAAAATGTTAGATCTTACACCTAACAAACGCTGGACACAGGACAACGGTAATGATGTTCATTTAGTTATCACTGGCGGAGAGCCGTTGCTAGGATGGCAACAGTTATATACTCCATTATTAAAGAATCCTCTTATGCAGGATCTATGGAATGTAACTTTTGAAACTAATGGCACTCAAAAGCTCTATGAGCAGTTAAAGGTATTCATTGCATGGAATTGGAATGAGCATACAGGTAGAGAAGTTACCTTTAGTGTAAGTCCAAAATTAAGTGCCAGTGGTGAAGACTGGAATGATACTATTAAGCCTGAAGTAATTATTGACTATCAGGAAGTGGGTTTTGTGTATCTTAAATTTGTAGTGTCTACACTAGAAGATTTAGAAGAAGTAGATCGTGCAGTTGGGGTTTATAGACGTGCAGGATTTAGAGGGCCTGTGTATCTTATGCCAGTAGGCGGAGTTGTCAGTGTTTATGACAACAATAGAATACACATTGCAGATGAAGCATTAAAAAGAGGTTACTACTATAGTCCACGTTTACACGTTGACTTATGGGGTAACGGATGGGGGAAATAATGAAAAACTTATTAAGAAAAATATTTGGTCTTGACCAATTAGAAGAAGCTGTTGTCGTTGCTCGTCAAAAACTTGAAGAGGCAGAAAAATCTAAACAAGAAGTAGAAGCATCGCTTCAGAAAGCTCTTAAAGAAGAAGAACTGGCTAAACTTACACCTAAAGAACGTGCTACTGCCAAAGGCGAACCTTGGGTGGCGGTGTTAGACACCCATGTAAACAAAGACAATATTCGCAACGGCTTTTTTGAGCTTGACTGGAATGCAGAGTTTGTGTTACAATTGAAACAGGCTGGATACGGCTTTGACGGTGATCCGGATGAAGAAATTGTAGATCGTTGGTTTAGAGATTTGGCTAGAAACATTTTAGGTGAGGAAGGTCAAGACACTACTCGTGGCGCAGGATTTATAAATGTTATTCCAATTTCAAAAGGCAAATCAGAGGTTTCATGACATATATTTTAGTAGACACAGCTAATACATTCTTTCGTGCTCGTCACGTTATTCGTGGTGATGCTGACATTAAGTTAGGCATGGCCTTACATATTACATTCAACAGTATTAAGAAAGCTTGGCAAGACTTTAATGGTAGTCATGTTGTGTTCTGTCTTGAAGGTCGGTCGTGGCGCAAAGACTACTACAAGCCTTACAAAGCTAATCGAGCAGAAACTCGTGCGGCAATGACGGTTAAGGAACAAGAAGAAGATAAATTATTCTGGGAAACGTTTGATGCGTTCAAAGATTTTGTTATCAATAAGACTAACTCTACTGTACTTCAAAATTCAGTGTTAGAAGCAGATGATCTTATTGCTGGTTGGATTGCCGATCATCCCAATGATGATCATGTGATTATCTCAACAGACAGCGACTTTCATCAGCTGATCGCACCTAATGTTAAGCAGTACAACGGTGTAGCAGAGACACTTACTACTATTGAAGGCATATTTGATAAGAAAGGCAAACTAGTAGTTGATACAAAAACTAAAGAGCCTAAAGACATTCCTAATCCAGAATGGATCTTATTTGAAAAATGTATGCGAGGCGATAGCAGTGATAACGTCTTTTCAGCATACCCTAAAGTACGTAAAAATAAATTACAAGAAGCATTTAACGATAGAACCAATAAAGGCTTCGCGTGGAACAACATGATGTTGCAACGTTGGGTCGACCACGAAGGTGAAGAACACCGTGTGCTCGACGACTATGAACGCAATCGTCGACTAATTGATTTAAAGCATCAACCGGATCATATTAAATCTATTATTAAAGAGACTATTACTGAAAATAGTAAAACTAAAACCGTTGATCAAGTAGGCATACGTCTTCTTAAGTTCTGTCAGCTATATGATATGAAAAGAATGATGGATAGTATTCAGCAATATGCAGAACCCCTACAGGCAAAATACAAGGAATAACACAATGACAGAATTTCAAGCTAAACCTATTGTAGATGGAAAATTTTGGATCGTTGAACAAAACGGTGAAAAGATCGGTACGCTATCTAAAAAAGAAAATAATAGATTTGTTTTGAGTAGCAAAGATGGTTCAAGTTTCTTTGGTAAAAAGGAAGAAATTATCAAAGCATTTGGTAAGGATTTTTTTCAAGCAAAGATTAAAACTACCATGAGTAACGAGGTAGTAAGAGATGTTTACAGTTATCCGACTAGCTGCCATCCTTACAATCCAATGTTTAATGTTCAAAAGAAGTTACCGTTGTTTACAAAGAGTCCGGATAGTAAAAGTCTTTACTGTGCAGGATACTATGTAATTAGATTTGATAAAGGCTGGGTTAAGAGCTTCTGTCCAAAGCTAATTACTATTGAACGTTACGAAAACAAAGGTCCGTTTAAAACAGAATTAGAAATGAAACAGGTGCTATCAAATGCCAGATCCGATTAATACTATTCCTATTCAGCAGTTTATACAGCAGGTAAAGGCCGCTGAACTAGGACAGCAACGTGAAATAAAGCTAGATATTAAAAATGCTAAACTATTGGCACTTTGTCTGGCAGAAGTAAGTGCTAAACTACTAGAAAATTACGACGGATTACTGAATAAAATGCAGGCTGCTCAATCCGAGGAAATTGTAATTAAGCTAGACGGTGGCGGTCTATAACTAAAAACGGATAAATATATGCGTAGTTAAAAGGACGCATATAACATGAGTAGGCCAAAACCAAAAGTTTTGCTCGAATATACAAATAAAAAAACGTATAAGACAGAACAAGTATTAGATTCAGAAGCTATATGGGCTGTGTTTTACAAAAATCAGCCATTTAATCTCAAAAGCTTTAATAGCCTCACCAGCTATCCTGGACCAAAATACAAAAAAGTAAGTTTCTCCAATCCTGGACATGCTATTAATCTAGCCAAGAAGCTGAATAGAATGTTTAACAGTGACGATTTCCAAGTGGTCAAACTGACTGCTGGTGAAATACTTAAATGATATCTAGAGAAACATTTACTAAAATTTTCCTTAAGGAGATGAGTCGTAGTACGGACGAAGCAAATGTACGGCTGCATCTTCACAAATGGTGGCAAAGTAAACGAACCAAAGAGGGTGGCGGGTTACGTTTAAGTTTAGAAGGCTACGAATTCATAGTGAGCGAACTAAATCTAAAAGAATACGAAATTCCATTTAACGAAAAAATTGAACTGAGTCCTCAAACTATAATATTTTTTGATCAGTTTTTGGACAGTCCTTATTTTTTAACCAATCAAAGTCTTACCGTTTTCAACGAGAAAAAGGCATTTGAGCTATATATGTTTTCGGACGACATTCGAAAATACGGGCTAATCAAAGCTATAAACAATCAAAAAGATATCGCCCAAACTGACTAAAAACTCCAAAAAGGCGTTGACAACTAGATGCAACGGCAGTATAATAGATACATAGAACAGTTAGTTCTATAAAGTTTTTAACCTAACTAGGAGTTTTTATGAGCGAGATTAGTTCACGTACCGTTGGCCCAAAGGCCGCAAAAAAGAGTCTGCGTCGTGCCTTTAAAGCCAATCGTCCGTTGTTCCTTTGGGGCCCCCCGGGTATTGGCAAGTCTGATATTGTCAAACAAATGGGCGAGGAACTCGACGCTCATGTAATTGATATCCGTTTGAGTCTTTGGGAACCCACTGACATTAAAGGTATCCCCTATTTTAATTCTGAGTCCAATCGTATGGAATGGGCTCCTCCTATCGAATTGCCAGATGCAGAGTTGGCAGCAAAACATGACAAGATCATTTTGTTCATGGACGAAATGAACTCTGCGGCTCCTGCTGTGCAGGCGGCGGCCTATCAGTTAGTGTTGAATCGTCGTGTTGGTACTTACCGCTTGCCTGACAACGTGCTCATCGTTGCCGCAGGTAACCGTGAAACTGACAAAGGTGTTACTTATCGTATGCCTGCTCCGTTGGCTAACCGCTTTGTTCACTTGGAAATGAAAGTAGACTGGGAAGATTACTTCCAGTGGGCTACTGACAATCGTATCCACAAGGATGTTGTTGGCTTCCTTACTTTCAGCAAGAAAGACCTCTACGACTTTGACCCAAAGGCTGCTTCACGTGCCTTTGCTACTCCCCGTTCATGGACCTTTGTATCCGAGCTGTTGTTTGATGACGATGAAGACGAAGGCACTTTGACTGACTTGGTAGCAGGTGCAGTTGGTGAAGGTCTTGCTGTTAAGTTCATGGCTCACCGCAAGATTGCAAGTAAGCTGCCTGATCCTACTCACATCTTAAAAGGCAAGGTAAAGAAGATGGACACTAAAGAAATTAGTGCCATGTACTCTTTGACTGTTAGCCTATGCTACGAATTGAAAGATTCTGCAGATAAGAATGCCAAAGATTGGAATGACCAAGTTAACTACTTCTTCGAATTTATGATGAATAACTTTGAAACTGAATTGGTTGTTATGGGTACTAAACTTGCACTTACTCAATATCAATTGCCTTTGGATCCAGATGAGATCAAATGCTTTGATGACTTCCATGCCAAATACGGTCGCTTCATTGCTGCCGCTACTGAAAAGCGTTAATTTGGTTGTGGTACCATTTGACAGGACCTTCGGGTCCTGTTATAATATATACTGTATAAACAGGAGCAAATTATGACTCAACTAGATCCAGTTATTGACAAAATTGTAGTAGCCCGTGTAGGACTGCTACTTCGTCATCCGTTCTTTGGCAACATGGCTACTCGTCTTAAAATTGAGGAAGCCAGTGATTGGTGTATGACTGCCGCTACAGACGGACGCCACTTGTATTTTAATCGCGAGTTTTTTGAAAAGATGAGCGTTAAAGAAGTTGAGTTCGTAGTAGCTCATGAAATTCTTCACAATGTATTTGAGCATATGATGCGAGTTGAAGGACGCGATCCTCGCATTTGGAATGCGGCCGCAGATTATAGTGTTAACGGTACCCTTGTTCGTGATCGCATTGGCGACAGTCCTAAAGGTATTAAAATTTTCCATGATCCTAAACACTATGGTAAAAGTACAGAACAGATCTATGACGAGATCTATAACGACTTGGACGAGCAAGAACTTGCCGCACTGGGTCAACTGTTAGACGAACACATTGATTGGGAAAAAGACGGCAAGGATGGTCGCCCACAATACAGCAAAGATGAACTTAAAAAGATCCGTGACGAAATTAAAGAGCAGATGATGCAGGCTGCTCAGGCAGCGGGTGCAGGAAATACTCCTGCAGAGATCCAACGCATGATCCGCGAATTGACTGAGCCTAAAATGAATTGGCGTGAAATTCTTCGCCAGCAAATTCAAAGTACTATCAAGAATGACTATACCTTTATGCGTCCTAATCGTAAAGCATGGCACATGAATGCTATTTTGCCAGGCACTAACTACGATGAAACTATTGACATTTGTATTGCTATTGATATGAGTGGATCAATCGGCGATGACCAAGCTAAAGATTTTATTTCAGAAATCAAAGGCATTATGGACGAGTACAAAGACTATAAGATTAAACTGTGGTGCTTTGATACCAAAGTCTACAATGAACAAGACTTTGACGGCTACGGCGACGACATTATGGAATATGAAGTAATGGGCGGTGGTGGTACTGAATTTGATGCAAACTGGGACTATATGAAAGAGCACGATATCAGTCCTAAAAAGTTTATCATGTTTACAGACGGTTATCCTTGGGGTAGCTGGGGTGATGAAAATTACTGTGATACTGTATTCATTATCCATGGCAATGATAAAATTGTACCGCCATTTGGCGCTTATGCCTACTACGAGTCAAAAAATTAATGGCACTAAAAAACGGTAAAGTAAATCCACTTAATGCTCTGGGCTTGCGGAAGGTTAACTTCCCAGCCCATCATTTTCACTATACTGCACACAATAGATATACACCAACTGTTGTGAAGATGCTAGACACGTGGATATATCATAATCTTAACGGAAGATACTATGTAGGGCAATCAATTGACTTGATTGACAATACAATAGTATTCACTACTAAAGTTGGATTTGAGCAAGAAAAAGAACTCAGTTTTTTCAGACTTGCCTGTCCACATTTAACTTAATAGATAAATTATAAGCATATATAATTGATGTAAGGAGATATCATGACTGAAGAAGTTACTAATGTAGAAAACAATACACCAGCTGAGTCTGCACAACTGACACTCAATGATTTGGCAGCACTTAAAAGTATTATTGATGTTGCTTCGTCTAGAGGCGCATTTAAGCCAAATGAAATGGTTGCAGTTGGACAAGCATACAATAAGCTAACCAGCTTTTTAGATACAATTTCTAAACAACCACAAGGAGTCAAATAATGACTGACGAAGCTCAAGCAGTAGATCAAACTGAAGTACCACAAGCACCGGCTGCTAATCCAGAATTAACAATCTCTGATTTAGCCGCTATTAAAAATTTAATCGATGTAGTCACTACACGAGGTGCATTTAAAGGTGAAGAACTTTCCAGCGTAGGCGTTTTATACGACAAGCTCAACAAGTTTTTAACTGCCGTTCAAGCACAGGCACAGCAACAAACTGCTGAGTCAAATTAAGGAGATATTATGGTAGATCTTAAACACGTAGGTAGAATAAAAGCCACAGGAAGAAAATGTCTTGTAGCTTTTAGAACTTTACCCGGTGATGCATATCACTGCCTAGTAGTACCAACAGAAAACTTACCTGATGATTATCACGATGCACTTATTCAATTAGTTGAATCTGCATCCGGGCAAAGTTCTAACGAATTTGCTGAAGTACTTTCTCGAGCCAAATTCTCAGACGGTAGTACTATGCTGCCTGCGTTACACACGCAAGGTCGTCTAGTTCGACTACCAACTGATGCAATCGAAATGACACCTAACTTCCAAGCAAAGATTGGATTAGACGAGTTGAACGCAGTTATTGCTCAACAACGAGGCGTGGCTATTGATGATTTAGCAGTTAAAGAGCTTAACAGTAATAAGGTCGAAGTGTCTGAGATTGCCACAGTCAAGGATATATCCAACAACACTAGTAATGACAATGTCGCAAGAACAACATCTGCTAGCGTTACCCAAGATGAACAACCAGCAGTAAATGCTCTAAACGAAAATGCACCAGCCGAAGAAAAGGCAAAATTCTATCGAGGCAAGGCGGATAAATTGGCCAAAGAAGCAGCTCAATTTAGACGAATGGCCGAAGAACTTGTCCCCACTAAAAAGAAAAGTGCGTAATGGGAAACCACTGCCCAAAGATGTAATAGATATATGGCCAGAAGTGTTTGGTGAGATTACATGTAATGTACTTCCACTGACATACTTGCATACTATAACTATTACATTTAAAAATGCAAAAGTTTGGGAAATAAGAGCTAATAAAATTATGACTGACGATTGGGATTCCTTTGAATCCCACATCAAAGAAATAATTAAAGAATACGAATCAAATATTGAAAATATAGATTTTCGGCTCGACACAGACAGAATTAAAAAAGACATTACTAGACATACTAAACGTTTTTTAAATAAAAGAAAGTTAAAATGAAAGTCAGACTCGTTTCATATAGTCAACCTACAGAAGAATTTCGCAATCAAAACATCAACGATGCACTAGATCTAGTAGCATTTTGTGCGAGAGTAAGTAATCCTAGTAATCAATTTAACACAGAGACTAGCGAAAAACTCATCAAATATTTGATCAAACACCAACATTGGTCGCCACTCGAAATGGTTTCAGTTTGTATTGAAATTGAAACCACTAGAGATATTGCCCGACAAGTTCTGCGTCATAGAAGTTTTAGCTTCCAAGAGTTTAGTCAACGATATGCGGATCCAACTAAAGAAATTGGCGAAGCATTTACTCTGCGTGAAGCACGTTTTCAAGATAGTAAAAATCGTCAAAACTCTGTTGAGTTTGACATGCAAGACGAACAACAAAAATTATTGGCCTACGAATGGGAACGTGCTCAGAAGCGTGTTTTATATGCTGTAGAAAAAGAATACAAATGGGCTATTGCTAACGGCATTGCTAAAGAACAAGCCCGTGCATTATTGCCCGAAGGTCTTACAATGAGTCGTATGTATATGAATGGTACTCTGCGTAGCTGGATGCACTACATTGAATTACGTAGTGCTAATGGTACGCAAAAAGAACATATGGAAATTGCTCAAATTTGCGGTCAAGTAATTGCAGAAATATTTCCGTTGTCTAAATCACTGTAATGTTGCACATTATCTGATTTTCTAGTTATATTAAAATTAAATGTTTTAAACCATTTACTTTGAATAGCTGTTAACGGATCATCTATGGGAAGCTCGTGTTTAATGAGGTTCCCAATTTTTTTGGCTAGTTCTAAAGGATCTTCACCTTTAACTCTATCATAGAAGAATGCATTGAGATAATCAAAGTTTCGAACATTGATAAAATTCCAATCAGTAAAGTGTGTCATGTAGCAGCCTTGGCGAGCTCCTAGTATACTCCAAATACCGTGTTCTACATCTGCACCTACCATTGACCAAATACCTAACCTTTGATAATTACCCGGCCATACATCTTTTAAATGTTTGACTCGTTGGCCTTGCTCTAGACTCATTTTTACACCTTCACGGAATCCTGCTCTCCATGCTTGTAGGGCACTGCCGTTATTGTGTATCTCACTGAAACTTTTATCCAGTGGCAAATATTCTAAATCCCAACAAAAGTCTATTTGACTTTTAACATTGTCAGCGTCAGCAAGTTCGTGTGTACGCATACCTTCTACTACATGTCTTGGCCAACATTTAATGCCACCATTGCCGTACATGAGTCCGTTGATAACATTATAACTAGGCCAACTGATTACACAATTTTCAAAATTAATATCGTTAGGAACTTCTATTACTTGATTAAGAAACTTTCCTGTAAGTACATTGTCTCCGTCTATAGTAATAAATCTATCAGTTGTGGATAACTTTGCCGCGGCTTTGTGTGCGGCATCTGAACCCTTAACTCCATGTACTCTTTTGGCCCAAGGTATTTTATTACACAAGGCAGCATAGTTACGATCAGCGTTAGGCTCATCGTAACTAATATAGATTACATCGTATTCACTTACTGTTATTTTTCTCATTTAAAAATTGCTCGTATAACCAATCAAAGTCATTAATCTTAAATAAGTTCTCTGGATGTTCTGTAGCAAACTTACGTCCGGCGAGTGCGCCTTTTATGGCAAATTCACCATAGGGCTTGTCTGCACCTTCTGTACACCATACATTCAAACGTTCTTCAGTTTCTGCATCTACCTGACGATCAATTGTTTTACCTGCTAGTTTAGCACATTCACGGAATGCTGACTTCCAAGTTGAAAACTCATCTGTGTTAAAAGAAGTTATGTTACTGACCACTTGAACAGGTTTAAACTTGTCACTGATACTGGTTGTCATATCGGGACGAGTTACATCCATATCTAATGTAAGTTGTCTAGGCAATAGTTTAACACCACCGTAACCGTAGACTAGATTATTAACTGGGTTTTGACTGCGCCATACATGTACAGTATCATGTTCCCATACAGGTATTTCATAGTCAAACTTGAAGTCATCAACTACAACTGCGTCACCGTCAACTACCCAGAAGTTATCTGTACCTGCCTGTTCGGCTGCTTTGATGTGTGCCTGGTGAATGCCTTTAACTCCATGTACACGTTTGACTCTTGGATATAGTGTTTTAACTCTATCAAAGTTTTCGTCAGCATTACTTTCGTTATAACTGATAAACACAATGTCATAGGGTTTAACTTTACTGGCTGTGATATCCCATTCTTTCTTTTCTACAATATAACGGAATGTGATTTCTTTTTCAGTAATTGGAACATGCTTGCTCATTAAGTTAATACCATTATAGTTTTCTTCACCTCTAAATAGGTGTTTAAAACTGTGATTCATATTTCTGTCATAGGTATTGTGATGACTAAAATATGTATCAAAGGCAAATGTATCAAGAGGCTCTACTTCACTAGGTACCATCCAGAACAAGTCAGTAGTTGATTTTTCTAATGCTGTTAGATAATCTCTATATGTAGTTACTGTAAATGTATCATATTTCTTTGGATAGCTAGCTACTAATTCTATTTCTTTCTTTTCACTAAAGAATCTATACTTAAATTCTTTTTCAGATACTAGTACATCCTTGCTGAACAAACAGATACCATCCCAATGTTCTCCGTTTTTAAATATGTGAGTGATGTGTTGATTATATCGTGGAACATAGTAGTCGAAGTCAAAGTCTTCAACTACGTCAACGTCAGTCCATATACCCCAGAACATATTAGATTCAGATAAATCACATGCTTGAACATAATCTTTGTATGTAGAAATATTGAACTTATCGAACATTTTAGGTCTACTAGCCAACTCCATCCATTCTTTGCGATCAGTTAGATATCTAAAATTAAATTCTTTTTCTGAAATAAGTTTTTTCTTACTAGCAAGTATAACTCCGTCATAGGTATCACCGTTTTTAAATACGTGATTTTCTTCTCTATCGTAACTGTTATGATAGCTAAAATAAAGATCAAAGTTAAACCCATTGACAATTTCAACATCGTTAGGTACTATCCAGAACAAATCAGTATTTGAAGTTTCAACAGCATTGAGATATTCTGAATACTTGTTAATATAGAATATGTCATACGGTTTAGGAGTACTAGCTACTAATTCTATTTCTTTCTTTTCACTAAAGAATCTATAATTAAATTCTCGTTCAGTAACTAACTCATGTTTTGACATCAAGCATATACCGTCCCAGTGCTCGTCATTTTTAAATACGTGAGTGATGTGTTGATTGTAACGTGGAACATAGTAGTCAAAGTCAAAGTCTTCAACTAAATCTATATCATACCAAACACACCAAAACATATCTGTAGTCGATTGTTTTACTGCATTGAGATAATCATCGTAGGTTTTGATGTTAACGAATCTATTAAATTCTTTTGGTCTGCTTGCAAGTATTTCCCATTCTTTTTTATCTGGTAAAAATCTATGTTTAAATTCTCGTTCACTTATTGATTTAAACTTGCTAGCAAGTATAATACCGTCATAGGTGTCGCCATTGAGGAACATATGATTTTCTTCTCTATCGTAACTGTTATGATAGCTAAAATAAAGATCAAATTTAAATTCGTCAACTGTAATAACATCGCTAGGAACTATATAAAATAAATCTGTAAGAGATTCGTCTACTGCATTTAAATATTCATCATAACTGTCAATATAAAATATATCATACTGTTTAGGATAACTTGCTACGTAGTCAATTTCTTTCTTTTCAGTAAAGAATCTATATTTGAATTCTCGTTCACTTACAGGTAAATGTTTACTGAATAAACAGATACCATCAAAATGATCACCGTTCTTAAAAATGTGCGTAATGTGTTGATTATATTTAGGCACATAGTAATTAAAATCAAAGTCTTCAACTACATCAACATCATGCCATACGCACCAGAACATGTTGCTGTTAGATTCCTTACAGGCATTAAGATATTGTTCGTATGTTTTAATGTAAAATTTATCAAAGAGTTGAGGTCTACTTACAAGTATATCCCACTCTTTTCTTTCATTTAAAAATCTGTAAGTAAATTCTCGTTCACTTATTGGTGTAGACTTGCTGGCTAAAATAACACCATCATATGTGTCACCGTTGAGAAACATATGATTTTCTTGGCGGCTGTATGTATCATGATGACTAAAATATAAATCAAATTTGTAGTCATTGACCACTACAACATCATTTGGTATTAACCAGAATAGATCTGTAGTCGCAGATTGTGCAGCATCTACGTATTCTTCGTATGTGTTAACATAGAATATGTCATAATTTTTAGGATAGCTAATAGTATAATCAACTTCTTTTTTATCAGTAAAGAATCTATATTTGAATTCTCGTTCGCTTACTTTATTATACTTGCTAAACAGGCAGACACCGTCCCAGTGCTCGCCATTTTTAAATACATGAGTGATATGTTGATTGTAACGTGGAACGTAGTAGTCAAAGTCAAAGTCTTCAACTACATTAACATCCGGCCATACACACCAAAACATACTTGTTTTAGATTGTTCACAGGCTGTGAGATATTCTTCAAAAGAATTAATATACCATACTTCAAACTTAACTGGAGAACTGGCAAGTATCTCTTCTTCTTTTCTATCTATGATAAACTTATTAGTAATTTCTTTCTGTGAAATTTCTATATATTTGCTTACTAAAAAAATACCATCATAGTAATCGCCATTTAACAACGCATGATTTTCATATCGTGTACATTGTACATTAAATTTAAAATCTTCCAATACGTTAACATCGCTTGGAATCATATAAAACATGTCTGTTGTTGTCTGTGTTTTAGCTTCTAAATATTGCTCGTATGTGTCTACAATAAATTTATCATATGGTTTAGGATAACTTGCTATGTAATCTACTTCTTTCTTTTCATTGAAGAATCTATACTTAAATTCTTTTTTGCTAATTTGATAATGCTTGCTGAACAAACATACGCCATCTAGATACTCGCCGTTTTTAAACACATGAGTTATATGTTGATTATAACGAGGAACATAATAATCAAATTCAAAATCTTCAACTACATTAACATCAGTCCATATAGCCCAGAACATACCTGTTGTAGATTTCTCCACTGCTGTTAGATAATCATTGTATGTAGTAATTTCAAATTTATCAAACGCTGTTGGCATACTGGCTAATTCATCGTGTTCTTTTCTATTGATAACAAACCATGAATTGAATTCTTTTTTGCTAATTTCCTGTTCTCTAGGAGTTAGCATAATGCCGTCATAAAAATCACCGTTTCTAAACACATGATTGATAGTTCTATTATATGTGTCATGATGTGTGTAGTATAGGTCAAGTTTAAAATTGTCTAATATTTTTAGACTGGATGGTACTATCCAGAACATGTCAGTTGTTGAGTTATCTATAGCTTCTAGATATTCTTCGTAGGTATCTATGTTGAACTTATCGTAGGGTTTAGGATAACTGGCTACGTAGTCAACTTCTTTCTTTTCATTAAAGAACCTATACTTAAATTCTTTATCACTTACTTTATTATGCTTGCTGAACAGGCAAAGTCCATCGTAGTGATCACCGTTCTTAAAAATGTGCGTAATGTGTTGATTATAACGAGGTGCATAATAATCAAAGGTAAAATCTTCTACAATTTCTATATCATACCAAACACCCCAGAACATATCTGTTGTTGATTGATCACAGGCAGATAGATAATCTTCGTAGGTCTTAATATTAAACTTTTCAAATTCTTTAGGTCGACTGGCAAGAATTTCCCACTCTTTTCGATCGCTTAAAAATCTATATTTGAACTCTCGTTCGCTTATTGGTTTAAATTTCGACGCTAGTATAATACCATCATAGGTGTCACCGTTGAGAAACATATGATTTTCTTGTCTCTCGTAACTGTTATGGTGACTGAAATACAGATCAAACTTAAACTCGTCAACAACATCAACATCGCTAGGCACTAACCAAAACAAATCAGTAGTTGAATTTTCTAATGCTTCGCAATATTCTTCATATGTGTCTACATAAAAAATATCGTAGCGTTTAGGACAACTTGCTACTAAATCAATTTCTTTTTTATCAGTGAAAAATCTATATTTTAATTCTCTGTCACTAATATACTTGTGACGAGGGATCAAAGACAATCCATCAAAATATTCGTTATTTTTAAAAATATGCACATATTCTTCATCCCATTTAGGAATTGAATACGAAGAAAAATCAAAATCTTCTTTTAATTCTATATCGTCCCATACTGTCCAGAACATAGCAGTAAGGGCTTTTGATTTAGCTTCGTCAAAATTTTTGGCTTTTTTAGCAAACGGATATTTTGATTTGATAGTTTTCCAGTTTGGATTGTTTCCAATAACAAAAATATCGTACATATCATTCTACCAGGTAATAAACTTATATAGCTCTTTTGCGTAGAGCTCGTGAGGTTTTCCTCCATGATGCCAATACTGCGCCAGTGAGTTTTGATGTCCTTCTCTCACATACTTGGGATAAAAGGCATTGTAAGAATTATCAAAGTCCATGTAACGGGATCCGTCTATTAATTTTAAGTAAAAGTCAGTCCATCGATCTCTTTTAGCAAAGTGCATAGTATTACACATGACATAAGGAATGTCCATTGACTTAAAATAAGATTGCATTTGGTGAGCAAGATTTAAACTTTGTATTTCTAAATATGATTGATTTGATGCCATGAACTTTTGATAGAATGGTATTATACGTTTTTCCCAATCAGCGTTTCCGTTAAATCCAGGATTTAATCTATAGAATACATTATTAGTGTTTCCAAACCAAGAGTTAGTTTCAGATATAATGTATTTTGTTCCTAGCTCTGAAGGTATTTCCATACGTATACTTTCAGTCCATGCAACGCATATAAACAAATCCATAGTTGATACGTCATATTCTTTATGCAACCATTCTAGTACAGACCTAGCTATAGTAGGATTAGCCGATCCCGGAGACGAAATATTAATAGGTCTACGACCCAACATACTTGCTAATAAGTTCCCGAATGAGTTATTTCTGTTAAAATCAGAATCTAATTTTCCATCTATTTCTGAGCCGGCTGCATGACTACATCCAGAGATGAGCATAACTTTTTCTTTCATTTCTCTAACCTCTGTACTGTTTTAAAAGTTGTTTTTTCTAACAAACAGTGATAGTTATGATCTAATACTTCCTGCATTTGATTATAAATTTCTCTTAACTCATTAATACTTTTTGAATTTATGTAATTAATTAAATTTAAAATTTTTATAATACGCTTTTCATGATTTGTTTCTTGATCATAACTTTCGTCCCAAAAATCTGAAAATGTTTTAAAGCCCATTCTTTTAGCATATTCTATAGTATGAGGAGGTGCTACTAATATAAAAGGACGCTTATATCTTATGGCTTGATATAATTTTTCGCTGTAATTACCACAATGCTGTGCAAATCTTGTTTCATTAATTACATCACAAAAACTATCATTGTAAAAATTTTCTAATGGATTTAATCTAGGATTATTAATTGCAGGAGTTTCATAGATAGTATAATCATCTGTCACTGGATAATGAGATGCTGTATTATCAGTTATTTCTACTAAAGCTTTAGCTTTGATATCTAAACATACTGGAGAATGATAATTTAAAATTTCTAATCCAGAGTTAAGTTGATCATATAGTTCTTTATTTGTTTTTTTCCATTGATGTAGAGGAAAAAATAAATCATGTGAAAATGCTTGGTTATTACAATTAAAATACCAACTGTAGTTAGAAGAAACTGTTGATAAGAATGCAGTAATTAGATGACGATGTTTTGTGTATCGCCAATTTACACAAATAAATTTTTTAGTAAATTTGTTATTAGGAAAACTCTCAAATAAAGAATAATTTTTTAAAAATAGATCATTTGTTACTAACTTCATCATCTTTGTATAATGTGGATGATAGTGAGCTGCTTTGTAATCACAGGTATTTACTATTACTTTTTTTAAACCATTACGTGTAATATATTCTTTAATACTTTCTAACTCATCAGCTCGCATTTCTTGTACATTTGTTTCAAAAGGAAATTCACTGTAAAATCCTCTGTTGTGATGATACTGTTCTTTACGAGAACAAATAGGTTCGTATAAGAAAAAATGCAAACCTAAATTATTCATAATTGATATGTCGTCAATACTATGACTGATATTTTTTAATCCCGTTAATTCTCCGTTACCCATGTAAACAAACACAGGCACATGAGGAGCCAGGCCTGAAGAATTTCTAACCTGCTTCATAAAAAGATTTGCATCTGTTTCAGCGCGGTTTGACATGCCCGGAATATTAAACCAATGTAGTTGTGTTAATTCGTGCTCAGGGGGGCTAGTAATCAAAGCAGTTCTCCTGTAATCTGAAGTGTATATCTATCTTCTACTCCTATATTACTAGCTGCATGAGGAACATCATATTGCCAGAAAAAATAGTCGCCTGCTTTCCAATTTACATAGCCAACATCTGCTATTTCTAAATAATGTCCGGGTTGCCAATCTTCTAACATAATTAAAACTCTACAGACATTTGTTGGAACTGCATTAAACAATTTAGTATAAGTTCTAAAATGGTCAGTATGAGTAGGCATTATTTCTAGGGTACTCATTTTATAAAAATTATATGTTTGATTTTTTAAACCAAATATATTGTTAAACTTTTCTACCCAACTTGGCAATGGGTTTTTACTGTCATACATTGATCCTGTAAAACTTTTTATACAGTCATAACCTTTTTCTTTCCACTGGGCAATTTCTTGTTCAGTTACTGGTTGTTTAACGTAAGAAAAAGTCCTATAACTTTTATCCCAAAAAGGATTAACATGTCCAGTATAAAAGTTCATGTATGCTTCCTTTGTATGTCAAGGGTGACACAATGAAAGCCTCCACCTAATGTACGCTGTTGCCTCATTGGTAGCATTGCACATTCAATACCATATTTTTCTAATTCTTTACGTAGGTTGTGTTGATTTTCTTCTAATGCAACTAGATTAGGATTAACACTGAACAAATTCATATTAATCCATGTGCTAGCATTACAGTAACCAGGATAATGTCCAATATCAATAGGTTCAGGACACCATATGTAGTCCCATGACTGTAATGGTTTAGGTAACTGATCAATACTTTTAATCCTAGCAGGATTTAACAACATTAGGCCTTCGCGAAGTAACCCGATAGTACTGTCTAAATGCATATAACTATACACACCTTCGATAGTCCAAACTTTGTTATTAGGCAGTAACTCTTGTAGATACTCAGCGCCTTGCTTGTTGCCACTGTTACTGACTAGATAGTATAAATTATCATTGTCTCTTAAAATGTTAGCTGCATCAAAAGCTGGCTCAGTCTCGTTAAGTGCTAGTGTGTTAGGATCTCCAAGACATTTTAAATTATATAAATCTTCGTCATGCGAACATCTAGCAATCGTTACAACATAGTTGTTTTCAAAATGTTCTTGCAGGGCAAAATATTCATTGTGTCTTGCTTTTAATGGTTGAGGTGTTGATAAAATTAATTTATCATGTACTAACACTCCGTCTCTAGGACAATAGTTATAGTAATTAGGAACAACATTTTTGTTTGGTCTTAATACAGTTACTCCGCAGGATTTTAAAAAAACAACAAATTTTTCTAAATCTTCATTGGCTTCATCAATAACTTGTTGTGGATAAGGTCCTACTGGAATTTCGTTGACATCTTTTACATCTGCATAATTAACAGTTCTTAAACTAATATCGACGGAAGGTATTTTAGCATCGTCTGCAATACCAACTATAACTGTTTCTAATGGATCCCATTCATTTTTACTTAACATTGAACACCTTCATTTTTGATATATCAGGATAATCTGCATTACTCCATTTTTTTGGAGTTAAATCTTTTACTTGATTGAATTTTTCTATACCTAGCTCTGCTGTTTCAGGAGTCATATAATAATGATAACCAAACATATCAACGTCCTGTTCTTTCCAAGGCATGTCTTGAAGTCGACCGTCATAACTCATTTTTTTAAGAGTCTGCGCAGAAGAATAATTATCAGTAAGAATAATTCCGCCTCGTCCTAGGTTAAGATGTTTTTTATATTGGAAACTTAAACACATAAATGTATCCGGCACGTAGCTGTTTTCTTTCCATAAAACTGCTGCATCAATAACATTAGTATTACCAATAAAATAATAGTCTTGCCATATTGAGTCTGCAAATTCCCAGGACAAGCCTAATTTTTCAAATGTCATTGGTATAGACAGATAGGTATGTGTAGGACAGGTTACTAACCTAGGATTTATATGTCGTAGACAAAGTTCTATAGCGTGTGTACAACTATCGGTTGCAACAGCATATTTAGAACCAAAATATTTTGCAATGGTGTTTTCAAAGTTAACTATTGGGGACATTTTCTTTTATGTTCTTAATACTAGAGATTGGAATTACTACATTAGAGTGCATTGCTGCCTTTTCAGGAATAGCTTCCATTTTTGAAATATTTGGAACTTCTACTTCGTACTCTTTAAAATTACCCCAATGACCTTGGCCTCTATATCTATACTGAAAGGTAAAATCTATTGTGTTATTTAAAATTCTTTCTTCTTCTAAAAGAACATTAAAGTCGTCACCACTTCTGCCAGCTTCAACATCCCATGTTGGTTTAGCTAACTTCCTTGCTCGCTTTGCAGTATTACTCATCATGCGACTATAATCCTGAGCATAGAATGGTCCTTTACGACCTCTAGGCGGAGGCTCTCTTTCGTCGTAGGGATTATCAATTTGATCAAATTTGTATTTAAAATCAGCAGTCCATTGACCGTCATCTGAAATTTTAAATTTAAATAATGCGTTATACATTCCTGGACCGTATTGGGTTCCAAATTCTTTTAGATCAATTGTGGGATTAAATAAAATTTCAGCTTCATACCCGCCTCGAGTTTTCCATAGCATACGGAAAAATGGCCACATCTCATTTACTAGTGCATCAGCAAAAGGATTAAGATTAGGTTTAATTATATTGTAATCAAACTTTTCATATTCAATTTCTTTTATAAGGTATGGATTGTTTAATTGTATTTTATAGTGCTCTTTAGCTAGATTAAATCTTACAGGGTATCCAAAAGGTACTTCAGTACATCCCGTCATTAAATCTAGGAACATATGGAGTGTCTTTACTCTGGTCATAACATGTGTACCACCTTTGGTAAAATCACTAGTGATCCAATGTCCTTGATATTTTTGTGCGCTGATATTAAACTTATGTGTATTCTGCCCAACAATAGTTTCCGGTCCTAGACCGTAGCCTACACCGGCGCCAACATTGTTGATATTCATGTCACGCATACGCCACAACAGAGTCATGCTATCAGCAAAGTCTTGTAGCGTTTCTGTAGGGAATCCTACGATCCAGTTTGTAGCAGCATAGATACCAACTTCCTTACCATCGCGGAAGTTCTGTTCCATTTCTGCAATAGTAACACCTTTGGCCATGTCGTCTAATACGCTTTGACTGCCGCTTTCAATACCGTAGTTTAGCATAATGCAGCCTCCGGCTTTTAGATCTTTAAAATACTCTAGATCCATGCGGCCATCACAACGAGCATAACCTGTCCAATTAATTTTAAGACCTTTAGCTTCAACTGCTGACGCTGACGATATTTCCAAAAGTGTGTTTCTTCGCAGAATGTACATTTAGCTGTACAACCTCGACTAATTTCTGTGTTAACACCGTTGGGTAGATCGTAAAGACTAAAGTCGATGCTTTCGTAATCAGGCATCGGCAATCCATTAATATTAACACGCTCGTATTCGTCTTGAGTAAGCACAACTGATCCACTGTGTTCAACACCATTTTCTACATCTTCTAATAATTTTAGCAGATTAATTTCACCTTCACCCACCACAACATAATCGTAATAAGGATGTACAGTAAACCAACTTTTGTGTGCGTTAGGGCCGCCAACTGCAATTTTAATATGCGGTGCTCTGCGCTTTAATTCTTGCGCCATCCACTTTGTAGGTTCTTCGCTGATATAGTACATAGAAAACCCTACTACTTGAGGATTCATTTCTATTATTTCTTGTATTGCCTGTTCAAGAATTGGTTCTAATACAGGATGTATGTCTTTCATATAGGTTTCACCTAGCCAGTGCCAACTGGCTGCAGGATCCCATAGTCTAAATGGTAGTTTGTTGTTAGGGATCCAATCTTCTTGATGGGCACGATATGCCTTAACATTAAGATCCATAATAAGAGTTTCATATCCTGCACTCTTGGCTACACCACTTAATCTAGCAAGACTAAATGGCGGCATATAAGGACTCCATTCTGGACATAATACCAATACTAGTTTAGTGTTTCTAGTTTTGTAGTCTACATAAACAGGAGTGAGATTTTTCTGTACTGTTGGTTTTGCATAGGGAGCAATCGCCTTCATCATAGACATATGACGTGCGTCTGCTAGATCTTCTGGCGGCTTTTCGGGGAGGACTACTTCTTTTTTAGCAAGTCCTTGTAGATTAAAATCCAATATAATTCTCCTATCAAATATTTAACAGTTTTAATTTTAACCGTTTTTTTTCTAAACTCCGGTCTGATCTAAACGATACTGAGTTTTTTCCATTAATACTCGATAATTATGATCAAGGATATCTTTGATATCCGTCTGCCATTTAATCCAATGATCATCTGTAAAATCACATAGACGTAGGACTTCTTTCCAAATCATTTCTAATCTTAAATGATCGTCAAGTTCACTGTCATAACTTTCGTCAATCAAAGGACTAAAAGTTTTATATCCTAGCTTTTTTAAATACTGTAAAGAAAATGGTCTTGATGCTAAAATAAAAGGGTGCTTTAGTGCGATTGGTCTAAATGTTTTTTCTGTTAAAAATACAGAATCTCCGGCATCTATAAACGGAAAAAAATCATTATGGTCTTGAAAAAATAAAGTTTCAGTAACTAAACTAAAATAACTATCGCTGTGATAAGTTAAATCTTCAAGTCTTACATCAATTGGATTGTATCGATCGTCTGGTACATTAAGACGTAAGGGAAATATATCTTGATATCTCGTGAACAATTTCCACATTCTTTTGTACTCCGACAGTCCTGATAATCGTTGTATTACATCTAGACCGTATTCAAAAGATGAGTAAGTTTTTTCTAAAAAATTGTCGTCAAGTATTTTATAAAAAATACGTGCTCGATGTTCTCTTAACTGTTTGTTAAGACAGCAAAATAATTTAGATTTTTTTTGAATCAAATATTCAATTTTAGGATGTTTGGTGTCTCGATAAAAAACTGAAAGATTTTCTTTCATTACATTTTCAAAAACACTAATACAAGAAATTTTAATTACAGGTTCTATATTTTGTTCTAGGCAATAGGCTTCATAAGTTTCTTGTCCATTTTGAGCTGAAGTTAGATATACATAGGAAACACTATAATCATTTATCTGTCTAATAATTCGATGAATTTTTCTTATATGATCAAAATAAACTGCTTCGTTTATATTGTCAAATAGAATTATTTTATAACCGTCTTTAATTGCTGCTTTAATAGAATCTGTTATTGGCTCTGTATCCATTTTAGGAAAAGAACAATGAGAATATGTTCCGGCATAAACGTAAAATGTTTCTCGGCCAATGATACCGATTACATCTGTTAGAAATTCAATGTTATGACCAACGGTCTGTTGATCTAAAATTAATTTTTTTTTTGACGAGAATTACCGTAATGTATTACTTCAAAGTTGGCGCCATCAACAGTTTTTAATTTTCGCCAAGGGTCTATTACTATAGAACCTGTAGGGAATACCACGTGATTTACCCATTTGTCCCAATACCCGATAAGGTAAACTTCAGTCCACTCAGGTTTAAGATCTAGATCGTTAGTATGCACATCATAATAATTTACAGTACCGCCTAGTTTTTCAATGTAATGTCCTACCAACAGACTAGGACTTCCATTAGTATAGTGTACTCCTGGCTTGTATGCTTTACCTACTATAGTAATATTTGTACCGTAAGACAAACATTTTTTAGCAATACGTTCTGATTGTACTTCTCTAGCTGTCATAATAGCATCAAACAAATCATAGCCTAGATCAAGTTTATCTGCTAGATATCTTAATGCTATATTATCTCTAGGATGGCATGCGCCCCCATCACCTAATCCCGCTTTCATGTATGCAGGACCCATAATGCGATACGAACTTTTTGCCAAGGCGTCAGTTACTACATCGACATTGATATTACCATTTGTTTCAGCAACATCTTGTATCATGTTAACTAATGCTAATTTAGTACTGATAAATGTATTATAAAAAATCTTAATTGATTCTGCTTCGTCCCAAGTTCCAACTTC